TTCGTTGACGGTGCCATTGCAACCATCGGCGCGGAAGCTGATGCGGCTTGGACGACCGGCAGTGGCACAGCCATTTCCATTCTCAAGAACATAGCCGGTGGCATTGCCGGTTCGATCCCCGCCGGTACGAACGTCATCGGCCATGTGGTCGTCGATACCGCGCCGACGACGGCAGTCACCGGGGCGTTCTGGCAAGCCACACAGCCGGTCAGCGGCACGTTTTGGCAGGCGACACAACCTGTAAGCCTTGCGACCGCTCCGACAACTCCGGTTACAGGCACATTCTGGCAGACGACCCAGCCGGTCTCTGGAATATTTTGGCAGGCAACTCAACCGATCAGCGCGACGGCGCTTCCACTACCAACCGGAGCATCCACCTCAGCCAATCAGGCAGTAGTCACTACTTGGGCCGGTGGCACTCTTGGCGCGATGGCCAACTTTGGATCGTCGCCGGGTGCGGTGCTGGTGCCGGGTGCAAACGTAGATACGCCGACTTCCGGCAATCTCTACGGCGCCCTTACTGCTGCCGTCCCCGCGCTAAACGCGACGGCGTACAGCACCAATTCCTACTCAAATGCGGCGACTAGCCCGGTCAATGCAGATTTGCACGGCAACCTTTATGTGCATGGCATTGGCGGTGCAGGCGGCTACCCGGCTGGCGCTACGCCAATCACTGCGTCTGCTACCGGGACAACGGCGGCGACAACGGCGACACTAACCGGAACAAGCGTGACGACTGTGTATATCTGTAGCCGTTCTGTTCGCGCGAACGCCACGGCTGCGGCAACAGTCACCGACACGGTGACTGGGGTTATAACCGGGACAATTTCATCGATCTTGTGGGTTGCACCATTGGCATCAGGGCTTGGTGTCGATGAAGAAATATATAACCCGTGCGTTCCAGCCAGCGGCACAAATCAAGCCATCGCTGTCGTGTCTGGTGCCCCTGGCACGGGCGGCGTTGTATCTGTACACGCTACTGGATTCTATCAGTGAGACGCCTAGCCTTTATCGCCCTGCTTGGCCTTCTCTGCTTCGGCAAAGCGGACGCCTTTTGGCAATCGCGAGGTTCTAATTACAATAGCAGTATTGCTTCAAGCGGCGGCGCTTCCGTTGCCTTCGATGCCAAAACAGTCACCACAACTTATGGCAGCACCTCTAGCATAACTAATTCGACCTTGACGGTGGGCTCCGGCTCAAACCGTGCGCTTATCGCGGCTTTTGTCACATCAAACAACACCCCAACAGTTACATGTGTGTGGGATGCGGTTGGAGCCAATCAAAGTTTGACAGGGCTTAAAACTCAAGGGCAGGGAGTCGCAGCCAAAGGCGCCGTTATACTGCTGGGTCTTAGGAACCCAACCTCCGGAAATAAAATCTTAACTTGTACTCCGGGCGGCGCTTACAGTGACCAGTTTCTAAGTGCCGTTTCATTTACTGGGGTTTTGCAAACCAATGATGGCGTTGCATTCCCAAATAAGAGCGGGGCTACAAGCACGGGAACGGCCATCAGCAATGCTGTTACGAGTGCCGTTGGGAATATGACCGTAGATGTGGTTAGTTCAATTACACCTTACACCCTCAGCGCACCAACGCAGACCGTGTTGTACACAAACAATGTTGCTGGATCGATAGTTAATGCTGGCAGCAGTTATGGAGCAGGAGCTTCAACCGTTACCTTTGCTTGGACTGCTTCAAACGCAGCCGCAGTCTGGACAGATGCCGCAGTAGATATCGCCCACCAATGAAGAAACTTTTTGTTACTCTCGGTTTATTGGCAGCCGTCTTGATCTGCGGTGGATGGAATGTTCATGGCATACCGTCGCCATCGACTAGTTTCATGTTGGTAAACACCGGCTCATTTATGCTGGTGAATACCGGATCAAAATTGAAGGTGAAATAATGCTCCGGTTCATGGTCGGATTGATCTTGCTTGGTCTTATATCGCAGGCCAATGCCGCAGACTCCACTATCGATGCTCTCGGTGCCGGTTCTGCGTTAACTGGCGCAGAGTCAGTTCCAATGTTTCAGTCCGCTAACCCTGCTGTCAAAACAACGACCAGAGCGATAGGAAATTTGGCCCCTGGAAACGGGACGGCTTACATCGACGCTACGCAGCAGTCCGGCGCGGATATGTGCGCCAAGATCGCGGCGGCACAAACCGCACTTATATCAGCGTCACCATTTGGGGGTGTTGTTGATGCGCGTGGTTTTCTTGGCGTGCAGCCGTGTGCCGGTTCCATGTTTCTTGCTACCGGGAATGTTGCCGTAACAATTCTTCTTGGTGCCACTTCAATTCAAACGGCTGTACCTCAAAATCCTCCAACGCTGACTGCGCTGGTTGGCTCTATGCCATTCTCCATTAACGCTCCACTAATAGCGCAAGCCACTGGCACAGTCATTCAGCCCGCAAATTCCAACTCTTTTGTAGTTACTAAAACGACCAGCGGATCGACCGCAAGCGGGGCCGTATTGCCGTTTACCGACACATCTGGAATTGTGGTCGGTGATTCCGTGACCGGAACGAATATAGTCGTACATACCACTGTTCAGTCCATTGTGACTAATACCAGCGTGACAGTGGGAGAGGCAATTTCCGGGACAGTGGGAAGTGGTGCAACGATCACTTTCACGCATCCAATCATGTCGATGGGCGCTGGTGCCGTTTCTACTGCCGTACAAATTTCCAACCTGAAAGTTTCGTGCCAGCAGCCTAACGCGAGTTATCTATCTGGCGGAATTGGCATTCAGAATGATTGGGCGCAGCAGCAGAGTTTTCTTTTCAACGTGGTTATCAGCGGATGCTTTACTAACTTCGATATAGAAACAACGAATGCTCAAAACGGCGGTCCTTACAACTATGTGACAATGGCGGCAGGTTATGCGTCCGTCAACGAAACGTGCATGAAGATAGGAAATAATAATGGCAGCAACACAGTTCTCGAATCTGCGTTTCACGGCCTTTCCTGCGGCGGCGCAGGAGTAGGTTTTGAACCTACTGTCGGAATTTATCAGGATGCGTATTCATTGGGCATCTATGATTCCAATGTGGAAAATGTAGTTACAGGCATCGAGGTAGGACGATACAACTTCGTTCACGGTCTATTGCTATCGAATATAAATTGTGGTGGGCAGGCCCAAGCAATGACCACCTGTGTCGATATTTCTTCAAACAATTCCGTGGATGCCGCGACACTCACGAACATTACCGGATACAGTGGGGACGGCGTTACTAACAGGCTTGTCGATCATATCAATTCAAGAACTATAACGACCCCGTGGGTCGCCTACTATATACTCGCGCACGACGGGTCGATCATAGCCGATGGTGCCACTAACCTTTTTACGACGCTTGGAACAACGGCGGGTGTTACTTGTGCGAGTGGCGTAACAGCCGCAACTGTTACGGTATTGAAAGGCATTGTGACGCATTGCTAGGGGACTCGACGGTTCTGATGCGCATCTAGTCCGGTGCGTTGCACCGCTTCTATGCCGGCCCATTCTACCCGGTCATGAAACGGATAGCCTTCGCACGCGTGCTATGGTAGCCACGTTCTAGCCGTGTTAGTTTGATTCCTGTTGCAAAAATAAGGAAATCCGCACCATGGGCCATCTCCAATCGACAATGAAACGGATCGAGGATGAAGAGCTGCCTGCGAATGTTGTGGCTGTCGTGATCGAGAGTGACCCACTCGCCCAGCCCGTCGCGCCACAGTCCAAGACATTCGAGGTTCCTGGCATTGGCACCTCAGTTCAATTCCGCCTGCGTGGTGGAGAATGGCGAAATGGGCAGAATGCCTTTGCGGCGATAGTGACCAAATCCAATCCTGATGATGGCACTGTGAATCTGCTGGTGGTGTTCGGCGCCGATGATTTCATGGAGCAGCAGAGTGTCCCGCAATTGGTCGGTGACGGCGATTGGGGCTGGTCAATGCTCGATAGCTCGGCTGGCGCGGGGATAGCTAAACTGCGGGCTGAGTTTAAGGCGTTCAAGGCCGAACTTGCCGCTGTTATCCTTGGGGGATGGGAGATTCGAAAGGAATCGATTTACGACGTGCTGCAAGAACATGATAACCGGCTATCGCTACTTGCTAGCGGAAATGCGCCTGATCCAGTATCGCCGCGGCGTCGTCGTAGGCAGAGGGACTAACCGCCTTGGACCCTGGTGCTGTCCAATCAATCGATACGCCCCCCGACGATGGCATGACGATCGACGGGAATGCTGGATTGCCGGATGACGCTCCAGCGGCAGCGGTGTTGTCGATTAGCTCGCTCCCAGTCGGCAAGCAATTCGACGTTCTAAAGCAATTGCACCTTTCCGACGCCGACCACACGAAAGAGTGGCGTGCGATGGCAGAGGAATGGTTTGCCTTCCGCGCTGGCGAACAATGGACCGCAGAGGATAGGGCGCTGCTCAATAGCCAGCAGCGGCCGCATATCGTTTTTAACCGCGTCCTAACCATCCTAAAGGCCGTGGCGGGTATGGAAATCAACGGTCGGCACGAGATCACGTTCATTCCCCGCGGCACGCAGGATACGGCGGTTAACGAGGTGCTTTCGGCGGCTTCGAAATGGATGTCTGACGAATGCGACGGCGAGGACGAGGAAAGCTCCGCTTTCGATGACACCTGTACGTGTGGAATCGGTGTTTGCGAGTCAAGAATGTCCTACGAGGACGATCCCGCGGGCCTCTATGTCGAGGACTGCATCGATCCGCGTGAGTTTTACTGGGACCGGACCGCGACCAAGAAAAACTTAGCCAATGCACGCCGTCTTTCCCGTGTACGCCGGATGCCTTTGGGCGATGCTTTGGCGTTATTTCCCGGCAGGACGGTGGAGCAATTAGACGCTACTTGGGCAGATGCTGGCCCGATGGATTACCCAAAGCGGACCATTGAGGAAAAGCGCAAGCGTGACGCTGATAATTCCTCGATGCAGGAATACGATGATAACTGCGAAGTGACGCTAGTACAGATTCAGTGGTTTGAGCGTGAGCCATATTGGATTGTGGCCGATACGCAGACCAATACGAAAGCCGAACTGAGCGATGCGGAATACAATCGGTTTGTCGGCCGCATGAAGGTGCTTGGCATGCCGGTTCATGCCGCAAAGCTTACCCGCAAGGTCTACAAGCAGGCGTGGATGGGCGGGGATTTGCTGCAGAAAGCAGGTCCCGCGCCGATCAAGGGCAAATTCTCGTGGGATGTGATTACCGGAGAATTCGACAAGTCGAAGAAGTCGTGGTTTGGGCTTGTGAAGGTCATGCGCGACCCGCAGATGTGGGCAAACAAGTGGCTTTCTCAGATCCTGCATATCCTCAATACCACGGCGAAGGGCGGCATTCTGGCTGAGACGTCGGCATTCGATGATCAGCGCGAGGCCGAGGAAGGCTATGCACGGCCTGATACGATCACATGGCTGGCTGATGGCTCGCTGTCGGGTGATAAGCCGAAGATCATGCCCAAGCCTGGTGCCGGCATGACCGAGGGCTATCTCGGGCTTATGACCTTTGCCATTTCGTCGATCAAGGACGTGACGGGTATCAACCTCGAGCTATTGGGCCAGCAGGACCAGAACCAGCCCGGCATTATCGAGGCGATGCGCAAGCAGGCCGGTATGACGGTGCTGGCGACATTGTTTGATTCGCTGCGTCGGTTCCGCAAAAATGTTGGACGATCACGGCTCTATTTCATCCAGAATTTCTTGTCGGATGGTCGCCTGATTCGCGTGGTGCAGCCTGATAACGTGCAGGCCGTGGCTCTGGCAAAGCAAAGCACCACCGGAAAATACAACGTGATCGTGGACGATACGCCTACGTCGCCAAACCAGAAGGAAGCCAATTGGGCGATTATCCAGCCGCTGCTAGGGATATTCAAAGATCAGCTTATGGCTAATCCGCAGGTGTTCGCCATGCTGCTTGAGTACTCGCCGCTGCCGAATCGCATTGTGGAGGCAATCAAAGGATTTATTGCCAAGCAGCAGAACGATCCGCAGGCGAAGCAGGATCAGGATATTGCGAAACATTTGGCGATTACTGCGCAGGTCGCCTCGATTTCCAAGGATCAGTCGATCGCTGAAATGAACAACAAAAAGGCCGGGGCGACTGAGGCGACGGCCATGTACGACATTGCGCTCGCTCGCAAGATGCTGGCCGAGAACGATACAAGCGGGCTTGATGCTCACCTCAAGGCAATGGAGGGGGCTGCCAAGGTGCAGACCGCAGCGGCGAACGCTGATAAGACCACGGCGCAGGCGGCTAGGGAGCGTGCCGGGGTGGTAAACGACCGCCTAGAAACGCACGCCAAGGTCATAGGGGCCGTTTCTGATGCTCACCGAGCCACAACCGATGGCCATGCGGCCCATCTGGGGGGACTCATCGATCATATTGGCGCTATCGGGGGGCTACATCGTGATCTTGCTGCTGCGCACAAGGACCATGTGACTGCCGATCGCACGGAAGCAACGCCAATTCCTGAGCCACAGCCTGCGGCACCTGCTGGTGGTGCATGATTCGTGGTCGTGTCCAACTGGTGCGTATGCTTCAGGGAATGTTTGAAACCCACCTGCGGGGGCTATATCGGTGGGGAGAAATTGCCTTTCACGTCGCGGAAGCTGCGGATAAACCGGAAGGCAAGCGCAAGAACGCTTACGGAAAGTTCAAGGAAATAGTAGCTATCCGGTTCGGGCCCTACGATCTCACGGTCGAATCGCCCAATGAGAAGCCCCCGCTTGGGCATATCCTTTTGACTAGTCCGGATGGCACGATGGAGTTTGATTCGCTGGATGCTTCGGTTCTTGACGAAATAGGACGTCGCATCCGTTCACAACACGAGGAGGTTGTTTCCTATGGCTGATACCGCGCAAGCCCTCAATCCGGCAGATACTGCGGGAGAGGTCGACGACGGGTTCACCTCTGAAGAGCGTACTGCATTCGAACAGATGCGCGAATCTACGTCAGATCCCGCGCCTGCCCCCACTCCGGAACCAACCCCTGAGCCAACGCCTGCCCCGGCTCCCGCTGCGGCTGATGCTGCTGCGGCTGATGATGACGATGAGGATGAGCCTGCGGCTGCTGCCCCCGAGGCGGGAAAACCTGCTGCCGATGGTACTACGCCTCCCGTGGTGCCCAAACGCCGGGTATCGGCCCGCAAATACGAACGTGCCGAGGAAGCCCGTCAGAAGGCAGAGAATGAACTCAATGAGACACGCCAGAATCAGGCGCGGCTCGACGAGCGTTTGCGTATCCTGAATGAGGCTTTGACGGCCACGCCTGCCGCTGCCCCAGACCCAGCCGAGGAGGATCCGGAGCCGGATGCCGATCAGGACATTTTCGCTTGGGTGAACTGGAAAAAGCGGGACGATGCTCGTTTCCGCGCTGAGATAGCCGAAAGGCAGGCTTCGCAGCAAACCCGCACTGAAGAGCAAGACTTGTCGGCTGCGTATATCGACGATGCCCGATCGGTTGCGGCTGCTGATCCTACATTCGTCCCGGCCTATCAATTCCTGATGGCAAATCGGACCTATGAACTCGCGCAGTATTTCTTTCAGAAAGACCTATCCGAGAATGGCGCGACTCTCACTGATGCCGAGATCGGTAAAATCCGGCAGACGATCGCGGCAGAGGAGCGCGAACTTGTATCGGGGGCCATCAAAAATAAGCGGTCGCCGGCAAAGGCAGTTCTGGCTCTCGCCAAGGCGCGTGGATTCCGTCCACAGGCACCGGCTGCGGCTCCCGCGGCTGATGCCAAGCCGAATGGTGCTGCGGCTGCTGCTCCTGCGGCGGTCCCTGGTGCGTTAAATGCCACGGGTGAAGCTCCGCGTGTACAGGACGAAATCGCCCGCATCCGTGAAGGCTCTGAGGCCGCACGGTCGCTATCCACAGGTGGTGGCGCTCCGCCGAATCCTCTGACGCCTGAAAAGCTGGCGAATATGTCGGACGATGAATTCAATCATATGGTCGAGACTATGTCGCCTGACCAAAACCGCCAATTCTTCGGAACGTAATGATGGCTGCCTTCATCCTGGCTGGCATTGTGGCTGTAGCGACCATCGTCATAGTCGTGATGATGTTTATGGCTGCAAGCATGAGTGATAATTCAAGTATGGCTGATGACGTTGGCCACAATGCAATCTATCTTTTATTCATCGGGATTGCGTTGGCAGTGATGATTGCTGCAAGTCATTGGCTCCCGCATATTGGCTGGTGAAATAGTGGGGCTTTACAAACCTGCATACCACTGCTAGTAATTGGTTCCAGTAAGCGGCGGTTGTGACCATCGCCCTCCCCGGGCCGGTCAAAGAACCTCCCCTCATCGGTCTAGTCCACCGAATTTAGGACAGGCGCCGTGTCCCGCGCTTCTCAATGGGAAAACTCGCCGCGCAGGCGATAATTTGCGCACCCCGACTTCGACGCGAATTTTGGACGGCTGCTCGATACGAGCGCCTCAACGCAGGGTGCCAGAATGTCTACAACCTCTTTCGGAGTTAATGACGCGCTCGCCATTAAGCTCTGGTCGCGCAAGCTAGACCATGAAGCCCTGAAATACACGGATATCGGGCCGCTGATCGGTGACGATCCGGACTCGGTCATCCACCGGAAAACCGAGACGCAGAAGGGTCCTGGCGATCAGATCACCTACGCGATCCGGATGCAGTTGTCCGGTGCGGGTTTCACCGAGAATCAGCTTGCCGAGGGTAACGGCGAATCGCTGACGACCTACTCGGACAAAATCCTGATCAACGAACTCGGCCACGTCGTCGGCGTGAAGTCTGAGTACACGATCGACCAGCAGCGGGTGCCTTTCGACCTGCGAGACGAGGCCAAGGGCGGCCTTGCCGATTGGTACGCCAAACGCTTTTCCGTGGCGTTCTTCAATCAGGTTTGCGGCAATACGGTGCAGACCGATCTCCGCTTTACTGGCTTGAACTCGACGATTGCGGCTACCCGCATCATCCGGCAGTCTGGCCGCGCCTCTGACGATCTCCTGGTGGCTGGCGACACTTTCACGCTGAACCTGATCGACAAGGCGAAGGAAGCCGCGATCACCGCAACTCCGAAAATCCGGCCGGCTCGATTTGCTGGTGGATCGAGCGGCGGCACCATGAATCCTGGTAGGCGCGACTTTAACAGGACGCTGACCGACAAGTATGTGATGTACCTGCATCCGTACCAGATCACTGATTTGCGCTCGAACACTTCGACCGGCCAATGGCTCGACCTGACCAAGGCCGCGCAGATGGGCCGTGGCATGGATAGCCCGATCTATACCGGCGCCATTGGTGAATATAACGGCGTCATCCTTCGCTCATCCTTCGACGTGGCAAGCGGCATTTCTGCTGCTGGCGTGCTGGTGGCGAATACCTACCGCGCGGTGCTGTTGGGCGGCCAAGCCTGCATGATCGCTTTCGGACAGAAGAACTCGCAAACCAAGTATCGGTGGAACGAGGAACTGTTCGACCATAAGCGCCGACTTGAAGTGTCGGCGTGGACCATCCACGGCTTGAAAAAGACCGTGTACAATTCCCTCGACTATGGCTGCATCGTCGTCTCGACGTATGCTGCGGCCCACACCTAACGGAGGCTTGATTAGCCATGGCCACTGATACCGTACAGGTTTCGCCTCCGACTCGTCTTGATCCGAGGCAACTTGTAAACACCCTCAAAAAGACGGTGAATTTTGGCGATGCCGCAGTTGGTACTGGCAACGCCTTCGATAATTCGCTGCCGATTGGTGCCTTCATCATCGGCGTGAAGGTCGAAATCGTCACGGTCTTTAACGCTGGGACCACCAACGTTCTCACGGTCGGCACCAACCCGACGACCTATAACGATATCGTCGCCGCTGGCGATGTGGACGAATTGACTGCTGGCGTGACCGAGGTTGGTCGCGCTTGGGGTCGTGGCCTTGCTGCCACGGTCGCCAAGCCAGTCTATGCGATGTATACGCAGAGTGGCACGGCGGGATCGACCGGGCAGGCCATCATCGTGATCACCTTTGAAGGCGGCTGGCAGAGCTAACAGGAGAATTACGGCTATGGCGACCATCAATAGCAAGCGTCCCGCGGCTGCCGTCTATAACGGCATGCACGTCACATTCGTTCGCGATGTGACCGACGAGATGGCCTACAATCCTCTGGTCGACCAGGTGGTTGTGAAGTTCGACAATTCCCAGTGGAATGACCAGTTCCACGACGATCCCTCCCGCACTTTCGCCTCTGGCGGGGTCCCTTATTTCCGGCGCCCGCAGAATGGCGAGGAAATGTATTTCTTCGCCAATGAGGTAGAACTCACGCCGGACGAAACGAAGGCCAATGAAAAGTCAGTTGCTGCGGCGAAAACTGCCGCGGCTGACAGGGCAAAGACTGTATCCGAGGGCCGTGCAGGAAATACCAAGCTGTTTGCCACGACGAAACGCAAGAGTGGCGCGATTGTCGGTACGGCTCCCGATCCGGCGCCGAATCCGAACGCCTCGCAGGGCCAAACTTCGGCACAGCCCCCGCAGCAGCCACAGTCACAGTCACAGCAGCCGCGTCTGAATCCGAATCCGGCCCCCGCACAGGCCCCGGCTTTCGCCCCTTCGCCCGCGATGCCTGACCCATCAAGGAGCTAACAAATGGCAGCAAATATTGCTCTTAACGGCGGCATGGCTGCCTACGGCGCTCTTCCGGCAGGGCAGCGAGCGTCATCGGTCCAGGCGACGTCGCTCATCTCGGCCTATACTGCCACTACGTCATCGGCTTTGATCGGAGCGGTGGTCCTCGAGATCGCCAATACGCTCATCGCAATGGGCGTCTGGAAAGGCGCTGCGTAAAGGACGGCAAGTGAAGGTAATTTTCTGCACACCTTCACTTGCTGGACCAACGGCTCCCTATATCGCGGCGCTGGAAGCATCTATCCCTTTGATCACTAGCGCAGGCTGGGAAGAGGGCTATGCGCAGTGCATCGGCAATCCATACATCTCGGCGGCACGATCGGACATGACGCGCAGGGCGCTGGACGCCAAGGCGGACGTTATTGTCTATCTGGATTATGATCTGAGTTTCGATCCGGAGAACTTGCTCACTCTGATAGAGACTGAGGGCGATGTAGTCGCCGGCACTTATCGATTCAAAAAGGATGAAGAGGAATATATGGGCTGCATGAATGCCCATGCGGATGGCCGGCCGATTGTTCGTGCCGATGGCTGTATCGATGCCGATCGTGTGCCAGCCGGGTTCTTGAAGGTCACAAAAAACGCCATTCACAAGTTCATGGAGGCTTATCCGGAATTGATCTATGGGGAGCGATACAATCCGTCGATCGACCTTTTCAATCACGGTGCGCACAAGGGAGTCTGGTACGGCGAGGACTACGCCTTCTCGAGGAACTGGTGTGATGCGGGTGGAAAGATTTGGGTAGTTCCTGATCTGAATATCAATCACCATTCCAAGGATCGTGTCTACGCTGGAAACTTTCACCAATTTTTGCTAAAGCAACCGCAGCCGGACTCCGGCGAGCAACGCAAGGCGGCCTAAAGGAGGCACACCATGGTCAACCCGATTTCCGGTACTGACACCAGCGATTCCAATATGGCGCGTAAGGCGCAATATTTTGAAGGCTCGGTGGAGGACGCAATCACTGCCACGACCTCTGCCACGCAAGCCAATTCCTACCAACTGACGGCGCAGGTTAGTCGGCTCTCGACGGTGGCGAATGGAACCGATGGCGTGAAACTGCCGCCGGCTGTTGTCGGCATGGAATTGACCATCATCAATGATGGCGCGGCTGCAGCGCAGGTATTTGGCACGTCGCCTGACACTATCGATGGGGTTGCGACAGCTACTGGCGTTGCTCTGACCAATGCCAAGCGGGCCAAGTTCTTCTGTGTGGTAGCTGGCAAGTGGCAGTCGATGCTCGGCGCTGTAAGCACCTGATTCGGGTTTGAAGGCAATGACCGATGGCTGGCACAAGGGCCGACATGGTAACCAGGATCGCCTCGGAAATAGCCCGTGGTGACCTGAACGCCGTTCAAATCCCGAATGCCATCAATACGGCGATAGCGGCCTATCAATCGGAACGGTTCTCATTTTCCGATGTGCCACCGGACGGCACGCAGACTTTCTATACGCAAGGCGGTCGCGCCTATTACACGAAGGCCGATAATCCGAACCTTGGCTCGGCGTGGAAAATAGATCGGGTCAATATCAACATTGGCTCGTCGACCATCCTGCAGTTGAAGCGTGAAGATCCTGAGACGCTGATTCTCTACAATCAGCAGGCCGGGACGATGGTCGGGCAGCCGTCATGGTATGCCTACCAAAACGGCGAGATGATTATCTCCGCCATTCCGAATACCGCTTATCTCGTCACGCTTGGGCTATTCCTGAATGTCCCGGCACCAGCGACCGATATCGAGGCAAATAACCCGTGGATGACGACTGCGGAATTGCTCATTCGGTCGCGGGCAAAATACGAACTCGCGGTGCATGTGATGCGCAATGCGACGATGGCTGCTGCTATGTCGCCTGATCCACCGATACCGTTTCAGCCGGTGGGGGCGTCCTATCGGGAGTGGAAGCGGTTAAAGGGCGCTGCTAATAGAATTCAAGGCAGGGGTGTTTTGCGGCCCATGGCATTTTGACGGGTGCATAATGGCAAAGCGCCCGACCATCCCAATCCCTGATTTCTCGCCTGATCTTTCCGACATCGGAACTGGCATCTCTCAGAATATCACCGGGGTCATTCCGCAGGCAGACGGCTATGGACCGTTCAAATCGCTTGTAGAGTTTACCACTGCATTGCCTGACAATTGCCGCGGGCATTTCTTCGCGCGCAATCCAGATGGCTCCATTTCGGTATTCGCCGCGACTGCGACCGATCTTTATCTATTGAACAATACCGCATTCACATGGACGAAAGTCTCTAAAGGTGGCGGCTATTCGCAATTGCCGACGACTGACAACTGGCAGTTTGCCCAATTCAATCAGACGATCATTGCGGTGCAGATCAATACGGTGCCGCAGGCTTTCCTATTGGGATCGTCGAGCGTGTTTGCCGATCTAGGTGGTTCTCCACCGCAGGCAGGATTCGTAGCGGTCGTTAATTTCTTCCTCGTGCTCACGGGCCTGATTTCAAACCCGAACCGGATTCAATGGTCTGATCTGGATGCTATTACGACTTGGACGGCTGGCGTTGGACAGTCGGATTTCCAAGACTTGCCGGATGGCGGCAATTGCAATGGTCTATCCGGTGGCGATGCTTATGGGGTGATTTTTCAGGATGAATCAATCCGAAGTTTGATCTATTCGCCTGGTTCCGGCGTTGTGTTTTCTATCATCCGGATATCGACGCAGGATTCATTATTCGCCAAATACACGGTTATCAATGCGGGACAGAATACGTTTTTCCTTTCCGCGCAGGGCTTCAAATATATCCCACCGGGAGGCGTCCCGACACCAATCGGCAAAGAGCGGGTGGATCGGTGGTTCTTTGCCCATGTGGACAGGTCAAATCTGCAGCTAGTGATCGGCGCCACCGATCCGAGCGCAACCCGTGTCTATTGGGCGTTCAAATCGACGGCTGGGGAAGGCGGGTTGTTTGACCAACTCCTTTGCTATGACTGGTCGATCGGGCAGAACGGGAAATGGAGCCTTATCCCGTGCAGCGGCCAATATCTTGCCGCATTGGCAAAGCCGGGGCTCACGCTGCATCAACTGGATGCGTTGGCTCCCGGCGCACTGGCGGTAACTGGCGCAGCCGATAATGGCGCAGGTCTAATTCGGTTAGCGTTAAACCAGGAATCAAACGCCTATTTCACCATCGTCGGGCAGAACTTTATCGTTGTGCAGAATGTCGAAGGTACAGTCGAGGCAAACGGTCGCTGGTCGTTTAATATCATCGATTCAACCCATATCGATCTGCTCAAGGACGAGGACGGCAATCCCTCGGCATTCGTTCATGCCTATACAAGTGGAGGTGCGATCGGCGGCTCGCTGGATGCGTTGCCATTTTCTCTCGATAGCTTCTCGCAAGCAGCAGCAGCGCGGCTTTCGGCTGTGTCGCCCAATGCTGCGGTTGGTTTCTTCGACGGCTCCAATATGGAAGCCATCATGGAAACGGATGAGCAGGATTTGGAAGGCGATCTAGTCTTTATCGACGGCGTGCGCCCGATCACCGATGCATCAACGGCAATGATTTCGATCGGCGGACGTCTCAATGCGCAGGCTGCTGTCACCTATAGCGCGGAGTCGGCGCTCTCGGAGAATGGGGATTGCCCGCAGTTGGTAGAGACGCGATATGCGCGCGCCAAGCTGCGGATTCCGGCAGCCTCGGTGTGGACATATGCCCGTGCGGTTCAACCTAGCGCGCAGCCAGCGGGTGATACGTGACAACTGGCACACAGATTGGCGTTCCTCTTAGTCCCGCCGAAACTAATACTTTCCGTATTGTCGCGGCGATCAGGGCGCTACAAAATCCAGCGAGCGCGCCGGTATTACAAACCACAATTTTCAATGTCTATCCCTCTGGTGGAGACGACACGGCCAAAATTCAAGCAGCAATCAACTCGGCCTCTGCGGCTGGACGTGGAACGGTGTTTCTACAGCCAGGGCTCTACAAAACATCATCAGTTATAACACTTGCCGCTAATGTCGATGTGATTGGAGCAAGTCGTGACTCTGTTTTGATATTCCCGCAGACAAACTCACAGAAAGTCTTTTCTCTAATCTATAGCGTTCTGACCTATACAAATGTGGTTCTCTCTGATTTTACGATCTACACCGGAGCAACTACGGGCGTAGTTGGCATTGCGCAGACACTTACGAGAAACGTCGCATTTCGTAATCTAGTTTTTCAGGGCACTGGTGCCGGGTCAATCGTTTTAGATCGAGTTCAGGCATTTTTAATGTCCGACATTCTGGTTGAAGGAAATCCCGGCCAGGGCGCAGGGGGCATCAAACTGTGGAGTTCAGACGATAGCAACTACGGCTCTTATGGCAGCATTACCAACTTGATTGGAGTCAATATCGGTAACGGATTTCAGACTCCGTTTCTATACCTTCGCCGCATGGTTGGGGTGATGTGTACCAACATCAGTGCCAATGATCTTGTCATTGGCGGAACGCCGCAGGATGGCATCATTATTGAAAACGACAGCCAAGGCAATTCATTCAGTAACATCTTGATTGGTGCGTCAAGCGTTGGTGTTCGGGTTCAGCAGGGGGCAGGCATAGTTGCATCTCCGACTTTTAATGTATTTTCAAACTTGGGAATAGATCAGCCTCATACGGCGTCAATTCTACATTCTTCCGGCGAATGGAATAGTTTTGATGGTGGGGCACTTACATCCTCAGGTGCTGTTACGACGATTACGGCCGTACAACTTACTGGCGGGTCTTCTTTACGAATTAACAATTTCACGGTCGTCGGGTTCAACGGAGTTGGGGGGCAAGCTATAGCTATTGGTGCAGGCGTCGGCAATTCCATCATTAGTGAAAATATCGTGAATGGCAACACTACCACCATTACGGATAGCGGTACGACAAATACTGTAATTGACAATCTAGGCTACAACCCTGTCGGAGCCTCTGGGCCGACTACGGTTGGAACATCGCCTGCAACAATTACGAATGGCGCTTCACCGGCCACTTACTATTTCCTGCAAAGCGCAACCAATACAGCAACTGTTGCCCAGGGGGGGCACACGCTGGGGACACTCAGCAGCACCACACTGCCGCTTACGGTCGATCTTGGGCCGAATGAAAGCGTGGTTGTGACTTGGATAACTACAGCGCCAACTTACACAGTTTCGGTTCATTAAATGAACATTCATTCCCAGATGCCGCACTATCTTATTTGCGTTGACCCCGCGAGAGTCTGGCAGGTATGGCCGATTGTGCGTGACATGATCGACGAGGGCTATGCGGCGACTGGTGAGATAACGCCGGCCGATTTGCCGGAATGGCTTGCGGACGGCAAAGGGCAATTATGGATTTCGGTCGATAACGGTGAGATCGTCGCGGCGTTGACGACATCGCTGGTTCCTATGAGAAACGGTTTAGCCTTGCGAATGATCTGCTGTGGCGGCAGCCGGATAGAACTCTGGAAAGAATGCCACGCTCAAATTGAACAATTCGCACGGGCCGAAGGATGTGATAGGGTTATAAGCGAAGGTCGTCCTGGTTGGTCGCGTGCTCTTAAAATCGGCGGTTACAAGATGACGCGCGTCACGATCGAGAAGAGGTTATAGCGATGTCCGGTGGTGGCAGCCAAACTACACAGCAATCGCAGAACAGCGTCTCGTCTCCTTGGTCAGCAGCCCAACCGTTGCTTACCAATCTGCTCAATTCCTACGGCGGATTGAATACTTCGGTGACCCCTGCTCAGACGGCGGCATCAGGGCAACTCGTATCCGATACCAGCGGGATTCCGAACCAAGGCGCAGGCGCTACTAGCGCGGTCAATAACGCGCTGAATTTCAATACCACTCCGCAGATGGGAATGCTGGGAGGTGCGTTTAATACGATGTCGAGCAACCTAGCTCCGCTGACCAATCCGGCCAATCTCAATCCGTATAATACGCCAGGATTCAGCACCGCGCTCAATACTATGAATTCGGACATTACCAAGCAGGTCGGCAATCAATATGCTGCGTCTGGTCGTGATCCTGCTGGTGCTGGCTCCCAGCCTCAAACGCTCGCCCGCGGACTGAGCCAAGGCGAAGGTCAACTAATCGCGAATCAGTACAACACGAATGCCGGAAACCTGCTGAGTGCGAACAATAGCGTGTTCGGTGCTGGCAATACGACAGCGCAGGGACAGGCTAATCTTGGGGCCACGGGGGCCGGGGTCAATCTCGCTGGCGTCAGTGCTGTACCAGGAGCATCTACCGCCTATTCCTCACCGGGGGCTACCGCGCTCACTGCGGCCAATGCTGCTCAATCAACGCCATGGACAAACCTTGCTCAATTGCTCACGCCTGCGGCGACGATCGGATCTCTCGGCGGTCAGACTTCTGGCAGCGGGACGTCGACGACCACGGGATCGACGAGCCTTCTGTCGAATATCATGGGCGGCGCGTCTGCTGGCATCGGTATGCTATCGCTGCTCTCTGATAAACGCGCTAAGACCGATATCCAGCCTGTCGGAAAATTGAACGATGGCCAGGTTATTCACAAATTCCGCATGAAGGGCGAGCCGCATTTCCAAATCGGTCTGCTTGCCCAAGAGGTCCAAAAGAAGGTGCCTAGCGCGGTTGGCAGCACGCCTATGGGCTTGCTCAACGTGAACTATGATCGCGCGACTCAGCGTTCCGCACAAATGAAGGAGGCCGCTTAGATGGCTGCACCAAGTCTAATGAATATGACGATCCCGAATCTTCTCGCCAATTCGCCAAATCCACAAGCGCAGGGGCAGGCGATCTTGCAGGCCGCGCTCAGACAACAGCAACCTAATCCCGGTGCTCCCGCTGGTGGTGCGCCGCAAGGTGGCATCAGCGGCATGATGAATAACGGGCTTTTGTCGAAGATGTTTCCCTCGATGTTCGGTGGGGCCGCTGCGGGTGCCCCGACAAGTCTCGCGCCTCCTGGTGCGGCGCCCGGCGGTCCAGTCGGGCCCGGGATCGATCCGAATACCGGATTGCCGCCGACTGGCGCATCGGCTGCTATGCCTAACTTTGGCGGCGCGGGCCCGGCGCCTACGGCTATGACCGGACTGTGGTGAGGTAATTCGTGCCTGGATTGTTAGACAATCTGCTGGCGAGCTTGGCGCTGTCCAATATGCAGCAGCCACAGCCGGGTAATACCTATTCGCCCACTGGGGCGGAGGGCATGCCCGATATGTCCGCGACCGATCCTTTTGCCAATGCACCTGCCCCTGCCGCGCCTAAGCCCGGGGCGCAGTCCTTTGGCCCGTTCGCTGGTCTGCTCAATGCACCGGCTGGAACGCCCTATAGCCAGCCCGTCGCCGGTTCCGACCAGCCACCGGCCACCAATGACGTACAGGCGCAGGAACCCCAAGTTTTCAAGGATGGGGTGCCTTTGCCCAAGCCGAGGCCAGATACAGGCCTCAATGGACGCGATGAGGTGCCCGCTGGTGCGCCGCTTTCGCTTGCCCCTCCCATGCCATCGGATTCCGCCAAATTGCCTCCCGGCGCGGCTCCTACGGGGCCTGCAAGCCCATCTGCGGGGCAGCCGCCTCCTTCATCGGGTGGAATCGGCAGTTTGCTGGGGAATGTGGCGAACAAGATATTCGACCCGAATCATGCCGCGACGTGGATGGCGTTGGCTTCCGGGTTTGCGGGGGCTCCGTCGCTCGGTATGGGCATTGGTCGGGCTGCTGGGGCTGCGGTTCCAGCCATTGCGGCTGATCGGGCCAACGAACTGCGAATGAGCGCCATTTCTCAGACCTATCAGGCGGTCAGGTCACAACTGATAGCGCAGGGCAAGTCGCCGCAAGAGGCCGGTATGACGGCAATCGCAGCCGCGCAGAATCCTGAACTGCTTAAGATGCTGGCGCCGAAACTATACAATGCGCTGCCGCCGACGGTGCATACGCAGACCGGCATGATGGGAGAACAGACGCTACGGGTATTTGATCCGAATAGCGGAACTTTCAAAGATCAAAACGGACAGACTGGCGCAGTCACTGGCGGTGTTCCTGCAACGCCTGAAAGCGAGCAGATTTTTAACAATATCGTTCAGGCTCGCACGCAGGGGGCCAATCAGGACCAGCTTCTTCAGCAAGTCCCCGTCCAATTGCGGGACTACGTTAAATCGATGCTGAAAGGAGATGCGATTCCCACCAATCTGCCTATGCGCGGGAATGCCCGTACAAACGCGCTGACATTGGCCCATGCGATCGATCCATCATTTAACGAGAACCTTATCCCGATGCGGCAAACCTTTGCGAAGAGCATGGGTTCGATGCAGGCTGCATCTTTTGGTGGTCAGGTTAAGAGTGCTGGCACGGTCATGCACCATTTGGATGACGCTCTTAGCCAGTTGCCGGTTCTTGAAAGCGGAATTACTGGGGCATCTGAAATGCTTCCGGCACTCAATCCCTTGAAGGCTGGGCTTCGCGGTCAAATTGGCGACAAGCAATACAACGACGCCATCGGGCACTATAAAGGCGCGATTAGCGGCATCGGCAATGAACTTGAGTATTTGCTGAAGGGCGGAGTTGGCACCGAAAAGTCGACGCAGGATATTATTGGAAGGCTCGATATCACTAAGAACGCTCCAAGCACGGTCAGGGGTGCGCTCGATGAAGTTCGCTCTCTGATGATGGGCCGACTTTCGAATGTGGCACAGGCAAAAGATCGTGCTTTTGGCTCCGATACCGATCCTCTGACGCTACTTGGTCCACAAGAGCGTGCGGTTGCTGAACGGTTGCAGGCAGGAACTTATGCTGGTCAGCAGCGCGCGGCTGCTGGCGGCGCTGCACCAGCCGCAACCGCTCCCGTTCCTCGTGCTGCCCCGCCTCCTGGCAATTACGTGTATAATCCGGCGACACGCACGCTGGTACCGGCGCAATGACCATCAATGTTAAAGGCGCAGACGGCTCAAGTTTCGCCTTTCCTGACGGGACGGCCGAGGCGGATATAACTGGTGCCATGGATGCCCATTATGGCTCTGCGGCCGCGCCGTCGGTCGCAAATGCTGACCCTCGATTTTCCGGTGGCGGCATGGCGGGCGAGAAATTCCTTGAAGGCGTTCCGGTTCTAGGCGGTGCAATCCCCTCAATCGGCGCAGCTATTTCGGCGGCCGCACAGCCACTGACTGGGGTAGGTGCTCCGGGTGCGACCTTTGCCGAACGCCATGCAGCCAATTTGGAGGCTGAAAAGGCGGCTTCAAAGGCAGCAGATATCGCGCAGCCTGGACTTTCGACGGCATTAAAAGTTGGCGGCGGAATAGCCTCTTTCGGTGGCGCGCTCAAAGCTGTTCCGGCGCTTGCTGGTCCGCTTGGTCTTGAAGGCACCATTCCGCAGATGGTCACCAAGGGCGCGATGTCCGGCGCCGGCATCAGTGCAGCCGATGCATTGGCGCGTGGCGAAGATCCCGGCTCCGCTGCGGTCGAAGGCGGTGTTTTGGGCGCTGCTGGTGGCCCTGTTGGTCGACTGATTGGCAAGACTGTGGGCGCCGGTATGCGCGCGGTACGCGGTGCCCCTGCGCTCGATCATGCGATCACCACGCCGGTTGCTGGCGTCGATGTGCCGGTTCCTACGTCCGATCCGGCTGCTGCCTCTCAAATCGAGATTGCGCGCCGCGGTGGTGCTGGCGTTCCAGCCCAGCAGGTAGTCCAGCAAGGCGACCAAGGCGTGCAGGCTGCGCTCGAGCAGGCAAAGGGAAACATCGGCGCTTCTATCGATCCGAATGCCTCGCCGGCTGCTACCCCACAGGATTCCGCTGCCTCGGTGGCCGAGGAATTACGGGCGAACGAGGCTAATAGGTTCCAGACCGAACAATCGACCATGCAGCGGGCCACGCAAGGAACCAAAGACCTGCTGCAAAGTCTGGATACTAGTAGGCCAGTAACGCCCGTGGTACCGCCTGAGGCCCCTGTGGCTGGCGGTGCGCCAGCCATGGCCCCTCTGGCTACATCGGAGGCAGCCCCCCCTCTAGCCGGAACGGCCCCAGTTGCCGCTCCAACTGGCCCCACAATCCATGCAGAGTCCCCCCTAGCGGCGTCCGAAATCCTTTCGGCTGGCATCCAGCGCAAGGCCGAAGAGGCTGCCGCCGCCAGAACTGCTGCCTATGCGGCGAAGGCCGCCATTCCAGGAGAGTATAGCCGACAGGCACTAAAAAGCTCCGGCGATGCAATTCGATCTGACTTGTCGAGCGGACCTATCGAGAACCGCGTTCGAGTAACCAGTTCTACTCCGAAGGCCACCGAAGCCCTCCAATTGATCGATGAGACGATTGGCGGCAGTCCTCCGCAGGCTCTGCCGAATGCTGCGGTGCCAAAATCGCAAATGACATTGGAACCGATCACTGGCGACACGATGGAGGGCGTTCGAAAAGGTCTAAATCAGATTTATGGAGACGCTTTGCGCTCGGCTAATGGTCCTGGCGGCAATCCAAGTGATGCGCGGGCAGTCGGACGAATCATCGATGCGTTCGACACTCATATTTCGAACGTCGAGGACGCTGGCGGCTTCTCCGGTGATGCGAAAGCCCTCTCTGATGCACGCAACACAGCCCGCGCTTCCCATGTGGCTTATAAAACGACTTTCGAGCCACGGAATCCAGGCGACAAGGCAGGTTCAAGCATCGAGAAGATCGTCGGGAAATTTGACGGTCAAGAAGCTGGTCCCGATCAGGTCACGCAGATGGCTTATGGTTCCGCTGGTGAACCAGGTGGCACGCCAGCAGCGCAATTTGCGCAGCGAATAAAATCTATATTCGGTGAGAATTCTAAGGAATGGGCGGCCTATAAGCAGGGCCTCGCCTCTCACCTCATGAATGATGCGACTGGCAAGCCGCTCTCGCCAGCGGATGCGGCAGACCGAATCGATCAGTTCTTGAAAGCCCCAAAGGGCAAAATCTTAGGTCAAATGGCGCTAACTGCCGAAGATCGCGCGGCATTGGCTAATCATGCCGAGACATTGCGGGCGACTCAGCCTGTGGCACTGAAAGACCTAGGAACCGTGGATAAGTTGATCGGACGCATTACAGGCCGTGATGGTGGTCCGCCTGCATCGATCAATGAAGTCACCGATTATCTATTCGGGCCCAGCAGCGGCAAGAAGGGACTTCAATTCCAACTGGCCACGCGGTTAAAGCGTGATCTATCGCCGGAAGGCTTTAATGCCTTGCGCACTGGCATGTGGTCGAAGATGACCGGAGTCACCGAAGGCAAGACCGATCTGACGCCCAAGCGTCTGTCGGACAATCTTTTCGAGTTCTTGAATGGCTCGGGCAGTGACTTGTCGAAGGTGCTCTATTCGCCGGCCGAGAGGACTGAAATGCTGCGGTTGGCGCAGGCGGTCAAGATGCACGTCCCGATCGCCGGCACTACCAATCCATCCGGCACGGCGCCGATGCTGTCGAAGATCGCCCGCGGTGCCTCGCATCTGTTCTTGCCGACCGTTGGACTTGTCCATGGCGGAATTCCTGGTGCCATCGTTGGTGCCGCGGCGGACAAGGCGATCGGTAGCGTTTCGGCGGCGCGTGCGGCGCGCAAGGCAGGATTGTTGTATTATGGCCCGCAGCGTAGTGTTGCGACCGACCCGCGTTTCGCCAAAGCGGCAGGCATCCTCACTCGGGGCGCCGCTCAGGGGCAGGTCGGCGGTCCCTAACGTCAAGCCATCGAGCGATGGCGACAACTCCCACTAACAGCGCACCGGCGATCGTGGTTCCGATCAAGCCGATGAAGGCAGGAATGATGTAAAGGCGCAGTGCGACCATTATTCCGATGAAGGTCGCGACCATCGCAATCCGCAGGAGCATCGGTATGGCTGACAGTTCTGTGGACATTCCCGCGATCATCCGTGAAAAAGCGGCGGCTTACGGCGTTGATCCAGACACGCTTTTGCAAACGGCTAAAGTAGAAAGCAACCTCGACCCCACTAACGCTAATCCCGCGTCCTCTGCGAGGGGGTTATTCCAGCAAACCACCGGAAACTGGAAGCAATATGGGAACGGCGGCGATCCGCTCGATCCAGTCGCTAGTGCTGATGCTGGCGCTCGGTTCATGGCGGCGAATCAGAAGCTACTCACGGCATCCGGTATTCAGCCGACGCCTGGTGCGCTCTATCTGAGTCATTTCGCCGGGCCCGGGGGGGCGCTGAAGGTTCTCAAATCCGATCCGACTGCATCAGCGGCTGATATTCTCGGTCCCGCGGTGGTCAAGGCCAATCCATTCCTCGCCAATATGTCGGCAGGTGATTTGCAGTCATGGGCTGATCGCAAGATGAGCGGTTCGGCACCTGCTGGTGCGCCTGCTACCGCCGCGCCGACTCAAATGGCGTCCGCTGCTCCGGTCGCTGGCGGTGCTGCGCCTGACACATCGGCGGCTGCACCGACCGAGCCAGCAATCAATCCAGACCTGATGGCGCAGTTGTCAGCCGTTCCTAAAATGCTGGCGCAATCGCAGCCGGATGTTTCGCAGCAGGCACCTCCACCGATGGCACCGATGTTCGATCCATCAGCACTCGCTCGCGCCCGCATACTGTCTCGTGTTATAGCTGGGCAGCCGATTACGGGATAGGATTTGTCCAATGCTACGTTCTCGACCTTGGTTGATGATTATCGCACTGCTCGCTCTGGCTATCCCAGCGCAAGCCGCGATGTGGCAGTGGTCCAAGACGCCATCCTCGAATGCTACTGCGGATCCCAGCGTGAACTGGTCGATCGGCATGGCCCCGAGTGCAGTGGATGCATCGGGGCGTGCCATGATGGCCCGCACTGCGGAAAATCGCGACGACATTTCGGGCCTGCTTTCTGCTGGTGGTACTGCGACTGCCTATACCGTCACGACTAATCAAGGCCTTCCCGCTACTCCGAATGACGGGCAACTGCTTGGATTCACCCCGACCAATACGAATGGGGCTGGCGTTACTCTGTCGGCGGACAGCGGCGGTGTTTTTCCAATTCAAAGTTCGGCTGGTACGGGAATTTCCAGCGGTTCTTTGGTATCCGGCACGCCATATACGGTGAAGTTCTCGGCTTCGGCTTCTGCATGGGTCGTGCGGAATTTCTTCGGCAGCCCATTCACAGTGCCGATCGGCGCGATGCTGCCTTATACCGGGACGACTTCGCCAAATTCCAATTTCATATTTCCTGCAGGCCAGTGCATCTCGCGCACGACTTATGCTGCCTATTTCGTGCAGGTTAGCACGACATATGGTGCTTGCGATGGCAGCACGACTTTCGGCGTTCCAGACATGCGCGGTCGCACGATCGCTGCGATTGATAACCTTGGCGGCACGGCGGCCAATCGACTAACGACAACTTATTTTGGCTCTGATCCGACTGTGGTTGGCGATGCTGGTGGTTCGCAAAGTCATACGTTGACGCAATCGGAGTTGAGCGTTTCGCTAGGCACCGCGACAAGCACCGTTACCGATCCTGGCCACTCGCACGTTGAAACCGCCGCTCCTGGTTCAGGAGGATTAAGTGGCGTTGCAGTGCAAAGTGGTGCATCAGCGCAGGCTGCTACGAATTACACAACGCTGGCCGGCACGACAGGGATTAGCGTTGCAACTACTATTACGAACGCTGGTGGTGGAAATCCTCACGCCATTGTGCCGCCGATGATCGTGCTCTCCTACATACTTCGGGTGCTCTGATGACCGTCCTCCGCACCAATCTTCACAATACCCGTGATTCTGCGCGGCAGATTCGGTTCGAGCCGACAGCGGGAATCACGGCGACAAATGTCCAGAAAGCCGTTGAACAAGGCGGCGGGGGTGGAGGTGGTGGCGGTCCAGTTGTTCCAACGAATATCTCCTTTTCAAACTCGCCATATACGGTGCTGTCGACCGATACTTTCCTCGCCGTCGATACGGCTGGCGGCGCAGTGGTTATTGATCTGGTAGCGGCTGCGTCTCGTTCGCTTCCCATAACCATCAAAGACATGACCGGACATGCAAACACTAATCCAATGAGCATCGTTCCGAATGGTGCAGAGACTATCGATGGCCTAAGCCCCTATTCGGTTGGCTCCGATTTTGGTGGCGTCCAACTCATTCCGCAGACTGGCGGCTATATGGTTGCCCCATGAAGATTATCTTACGAATCCTTATCGCCTTTGGCCTTCTGCTCGGACAGGCCTACGCGCAACAGGGCGCGCAGTTGCCGGCAGGTACTGCGTTTGGCAATGCGGGATCATTGAGAGCGCCTGCTGTTCCTGTACCGTTTTCGACGATTGTCTCGATGGGAGGCGGCGGTGGAGGAGGTGGCGGCTCGTCGACAATAAATCGGCAGGATTTCTGTTTAGTCGGAATTACGGGCTGCCTTTATACATTTAGCTCCGGCGCGACATCGGTAACTCTGGCCACGACGCCAGCCAGCACGAATTCCGTCACTGTCTCGTTTAACGGGGTGACCCAAGCCGGAAACACTTGGTCGCTTTCCGGCAGCACGATAACATTCGCCGCTGCTGTACCATCTGATGTGAAGGTGATCGATGTCACGTCTCTGTCGGCCAGCATCTCGAGCGGCACGGTCACGAGCGTTGGCCTATCCGATGCTTCGGCTACACCGATCTACGCAATTACCAATAGCCCAGTCACAAACTCTGGAAGCCTTACATTAACACTGACTACTAAAAGTCCGAACGTGGTGTTTGCTGGGCCATCGAGCGGAGGGGCGAATCAGCCAAGCTTTCGCTCTTTAGTTGGCGCTGATTTGCCTTTACCAGCCGCGGCCACATTGGGCGGCATTAAGAGCATTACGTCAGTCGCGTCTAACTGGATTTCAGACATTGGAACAGACGGCACGCCGCATCAATCACAGCCGACATATACCGATCTTGCTGCTGGTGCGCCGACATCAACGGCGTCCGTCCTCGGGCTCGTAAAACCTGATGCGACGACAATCACGATTTCTAGCGGAATATTGACCGCCGCTACGGCTACATCGTCGACATTGGGTGTTGTGAAGCCGGACAATTCGACAATTACAATCTCGGCTGGCGTGATTAGCGCAGTGGGATCATCGCTCACGGTCGGATCCACAATTACCGGCTCATGCACGTCTGGCTATGTTGTCTATAGCAATTCCGGTGTTGTCGGCTGCGAATTGCTGGCTGGTGGCGGCAATGTCAGCAACTCTGGAACACCTACGATTGGACAGCTTGCAATCTGGACCAACGCGACGACCGTACAGGGTTTGACCGCGCTACCGGCCGCAAACTTTCCAGCCCTTACTGGCGATGTGACAACTGCTGGCGCCTCGCTCGCAACGACCGTTGCTAAGATCGACGGATTCGCCATGTCGATCGGTGGGACGGTTACGACTGCGGGAAATGTTACCTTTGCAGGGGCATATCCATTCACCGGCACACTGACGGCCAGCACTAGCGTTACGTTCCCGACATCAGGGACACTGGTCAATTCCGGTGTGGCAACACTTAGCTCGCTAACCTCGGTTGGGGCGCTGGCGTCTGGATCGCTTACGACCGGCTTTACCGTCGTGCCTGCTGCAATAGGCGGCACTGGCGTTAACAACGGTAGCAATACGCTGACGCTTGGCGGCTCCATGACGACAACTGGCGCAGCAACACCGACGTTTGCCTTCGGCTCAGGATCATGGACTTACACCTTTGCTGCGAGTGCAAATGATTCGGTCGCTCTGCTAGGCAAAGTCAGCCAAGCCTTCTCAGGTGGCGTTCACTTGACCTCGTATAATATCGGCACAGTGTCGAGCGGAACAACGACTATCGATTGCGGTAATGGTCCGAGCCAATATCTAACCAATGGTGGAGCATTCACGTTCGCAGCACCTAGCAGCGATAGCCAATGCCTTGTCATTGTTACGAACAACGGTAGCGCAGGAGCTATTACATTTTCTGGCTTTACGGCAGAGGCCAGTCACGGTGACGCTCTTGATACGACGAATGCCCATAAATTCACGGTGAGCGTATGGCGTGGTAATTCTACCGCCGACTACCGCGTGGTGGCGATGCAATGATGAAAAAGATTTTTGCATTTCTGATCTGTCTAGTGGCATTTACGTCGCCAGCGTGGGCGAGTATTACTTTCACTGCTGCGGGAACGCAGTCCAGCACATCGTCGAACACTCTTACATTAAATAGTTCGTCTACAAGTCCAGCAAGCATTCCGGCTGGCTCGGTCATCATATTATCCGTCACCGACTTATCTGGCAGCGGGACGCTTAGTTCCGTCGCAGACAACGCCGGAAACGTTTACTCGCTTGCCACGTCTAAAGCGCTGAATGGCTCATCCGCGACCGGAACAGGATTTGTTTATATTAGCTACACCGGAAATGCGCTGAATCTTACAGCGAGCGGAACAATTACTTATACTCTTAATTTTTCTTCTGGCCCGCGTTCTGCTGTTGCCAGCGTCTCGTATGCAAGCGGAACGCTGCTAAGTTCGTCCGTATTAGACGCTACCGTTACGGCGACGGCGAGTGGGAACAGCGGGACCATTACGGTTGGCTCTGGCATCCCGGCAGTAGCTAATGAACTTCTGATCTGTGTATTCTCAAACAATAATGCTTCGACCTTTACGCAGGATAGCGGCAACGGTTGGGCTGCACCGCCGACGAGAGCTATACAAGGAAGTTCTTCTCAGATCGCAGGCGGGAGTCAAGTAGCGAGCGCTGCTAAGACCTGCGTGCCGACATTGGGCACGAAAGGTTCGTGGGCCATTCAGACTATTGGGCTCAAGCCAGCAGTAACGATTGCTACGCCGTTTATCTTTCTTCCGGCTATCGTGCCATGAGGATTCATATGCTCAGATTAGCAAAACTCACGGTGGCATTTTTGGCTCTGACTGGCATTGCTTTCGCGGCTCCGCCGACCACGACAACGGTGCCTAGCCAATTGCTGACGATGCCGCTGGATAGCATCCTCACGACGATGACGCCGACTACTGCTGGCGCCGGATTTAATCTTCCGCAGGGGGTGGCTCCAACGGTGCCGAATAATGGCGACGTTTGGACAACGAGTGCTGGTTTGTTTTTTAGAATTGCTGGCGTGACTGTCGGCCCGATCGGTGCAAGCGGAATAACGATCAACGCGACTCCGGTCACGGGGGCGACGGCTGGACAAGTTTTATTTAGCGATGGTTCTAAATTGCAGGCCTATTCGATCACGGGAACGGCTGGCAATGCTGTGATGTCAAATGCGCCGACGATTGCTTCGCCAATATTCACTGGCACTGTTGCTGGCAACGCGACGATTCCTTTGTCAATACTAGTGCAGGGCACTGCCAATTCTATGATCGGCAACTGGTCGAACAGCACCGGGTATTTCCAAGCCAATACGATGCCGCCATGTCCTGATACGGGCGGCCATCTCAATTATGTTTCAGGGGCCGGTATTACCTGTGGAACTGGCGGTAGCTTTGGCGGTCGTGTTATCACTGCGGCAGGTGCGGTCACAATCACAACTTCCGATGATGTGGTAATCATCAAGAAATCATCGCCTGCGACGACAACGGTAAACCTGCCATCTAGCCCGGTTAACTGGCAGAAAATCAGGATCAAGGACGGGTCGTGCAACTCAGGAACCTTTGCCATTACGATCACACCGGCGGCTGGCAATATCGATAATGCATCGACCTACGTCCTCAACCGCAACTGCCAATCGGTCACGCTGACCTATGACGGCGCTCAATGGGACACGCTGTAATGACCAACCTGATTAAGCCGGACAAGAAACTGATCTCGTCCAGACGCAAATTTATCGCTGGCGCTGCCGCGGTGCTGGCAATGCCTGCGGTGTTTCGATCAGATGAGGCGCGGGCGTCTTTCGTGCCGGGCCCCTACGAACTATGGATCGATCAACTCGGCGCCAAGGGCGACGGCAGCACGGATGACACCACGGCGTTTAGTCGCATTGCTGGCTATCTGCCGAATGGCGGCACGGTTCGCCTGTCCAATGGCAAGAATTATCTATCGTCGTCAGGATTCACTATTCCTGAAGGTGTGACGCTTGCGGGACCGTATGGCCAGATCGGAATGAACGGTCTGACCGCAACGCATCTCGCCAACTTCCGCAGCATTACGCTGGGCTCTGGTGCGACCATCACCATGAATCAATCATCCACGCTAACGGGGTGTGCAATTCTTCCGCAGGGAATGACGTTCCCGCAGTCGAGTCCTTCTGCATGGACAGGCACTGCGGTTACAATCGCACAGAGCAATGCTTGTGTTGAAAATTCAATGATTGCTGGCTTCGGTCTTGGTATTCATTCGGAAGGCACGGTTTCTGTTGGCGTAGACCGGACATATGTTCGGCATTGCCAGATGGATAATGTTGCTGGGATTCAAGCGGGATATTGTTTTGATGTCTCACGCTTTGAGGACATTCATTGCTGGCCGTTCTTGACCTATAACTCAGGAACTCTCACACGCACCGGAACGGCCTATTTAGTAGACAATCCGAATGATTGGGGCGAGTTCAACTATTGTTTCGCGTATGGCTACGATAAAGGTTTCAGCAATTCGGGGGCAAGCTCTCTCACTTATAACTTATGTGGCGCGGATACGTGCGCGACCTATGGATTTGTCCATTCCGGCACTCCAAGCGCCGACGTAAGCTACATCGGATGCAATGCGGGCGGATGTGGGAATGGCATCTACATTTCTAGTCAGTATGCCGGTGATGCGATAGCAACTATCTCCGCCTGTCGCTTTTGGTCAAATACCAACGGAATAGCCGTTGATGCATCAAACCTTATCCCAATCACTGTGACAGGCGGTTCGAATCGCGATAATACCGCATGGGGAATTAATTGCGCTTCTAGCCATACTGGTTCCAAGATGACAGTGACCGGCGCTGTGTTCCAAGGCAATTCGAGCGGTGCCGCTGCCACATTAGCCACTGGCGTTTTGACCTCATGCGTACTTAGCGGTGAGACTGTCACCGGCTTTACGCAGTCGAACAATATCTAATGCAGGATAATCTTTCTAAGGCGCTCGACTTCATCACCACTGACGAAGGTGAGGAATTGAATGTCAGCCCTGACGAACCGGGTGGCGCTTCCAAATGGGGAGTGACGCTCACCGATCTATCTGAAGTTCGCGGTAAGGTCTGCACGGTAGCCGATGTCGCTGCTCTCACGCAGGATGATGCGAGCCAGATATACGGCACGAGATTCGCTGTCCCTATTCATTTTGATGAATTGCCTGGCGGTGTCGATTATCGAATGCTCGATTGCGCCGTGACGCTCGGTGTCACGGGCTCCATCCAAGCCTTGCAGATGTGTCTCGCCATATGGCCGACGACAGGGACCATGGATGCCATTACACTGGCGGCTGTGAAGGCTGCGACTCCATCGGTTCTCGTGCTGCAACTTGATGCCGCGTGGTTAACATGGAAACGCGGCCTGACTCCGACTGGATTTTCCAAGTACGGTCATGGCTGGACGAATCGAATCCTCAAAGTTAGGAGCCGCATAGCGGCAATGGTGACGTCATGAGTTTCGCTGCGATGGTCGCTTCAGACGGCCCACTGCAACTCGGTGTGCGAGATGGTCCGGACGTTCGCGCGCTGCAAGTGGCACTATCGAATGCGGGCTATCGCGTTGACATCAATTCCGGCACATTCACGGCTGATACTGAATACTGGCTACGGCAATTCCAGAAACAGCACGGCCTCAATATCGATGGCATACTAGGACCAACTGCGGCGGCGGCGCTAGATGCCCCATCGTCGGTTCTCATACAGACAGCAACTCCGCTGGTCGGGCCTACCGGCTTCCCGCATGACGACTCCGCATCGCTGATTGCGTTCTATGGCGATCCGAGCGTGAACAACACGGCATGGCAAGAAGCGAACCTAGTCCCGGTCGTTCCGCCCTATCAGATGTTCGGAGGCGACAACGACGATGGAACATCTCCGGTCAAGAACATCTATTTTCATAAACTGTGCGCGCCGAACCTGTTGGCGGCCCTAACCGATATCTGGAATTACTACGGCAAGGACGACGCCAAAATCCATGCGATCGGGATGCATCGTTTCAGCGGTGCCTATAACTACAGGCCGATCCGCGGCAGCACGCGATTATCGGATCACTCATTTGGATGCGCCATTGATTTGGACTCTCAAGACAATCCGATGACAACGGACTTTAGTATTCCCTACAAAATGCCACAGGCATGTGCTGATATCTTTAAGTCACATGGTGCATTTTGGGGTGGAGATTTCAAACACAGAAAAGATTATATGCACTATCAGTGGAGCCAGGAATAGATTGTGATAAACTGCCAGAATAGTTAAACATCGCGGGCAACTAAGGGGAATCACCTAATGAAGTCGGCAAAGCTTTTACTAGCGGCCTTTCTGATTATTGCCCCGCTTTCGGTGTGCGCTCAGACGCCTCCGATTACCCTTACCCCAACGAACGTGACTACAACGACTCTTCCAGCAACGGGTCCTGCGGCTACTGCTGCACCTGCGGTCACGCAGAACACTGTTTCAACGACGGGCCCGGTTGAAAGCAAAACCACCATTAGCGTCGGTACATTGGCCGGCGAAGTCCTACAATGGCTCGCGGCTGCGTTTAGCGTTCCGATCGGCGGTTTGCTCACGGCATGGCTCTATCGCCTATTTAAACTTGCTGGGGTGAATGTTGCGGATGGTCTGCGGACAAAATTGCAGGAGATCATCATCAACGGCTTGAACGCCGGTGCCAAGAATACGGCCGACCAGATGCAGGGCAGAGGCCAAGTCGAGATCAAGAATGCAGTGGTGGCTCAGGCCGTAGTTTATGCGCAGGCCCATGCCGCCGAAACGCTTAAGCAACTTGGGCTCGATCCGCAGAGCGGCGCCGCGGTGGAAGCAATCAAGGCTCGCATTGAAACCGCCATCAATGATCCGTCTGCTCCTACGCCGCCAGTTCTAGACGGCCATCCAAAGGCTGCATGAGATGAATTACAAAACTGGAAAACTACCGGCGCGGCCTGATGCTGTCGGTTTTAAGTTCGGCGCATTTTTTAATGCTGAAAAGTTGCCGACGCCACCTGCCAAGTTCGGTCATTACGGGCTCGGCATAGGTCTTAATTTTGGAATGCTCGCAAATGACCAATACGCAAATTGTGTATTCGCTGGTGCTGCTCACGAGCACATGATCTGGACCCATCGATCGGGAACCGGCCAGCCTGTCGCATTCAACGATGCGTGCGTACTGGCAGATTATGGCGCGGTGACAGGATTTGATCCGTCCAAGCCCGCCAGCGATCAGGGCACCGATATGGTTTATGCGGCATCCTACCGCCGCACGGTTGGCGTTGCCGATGCTCGTGGGGATCGTCATAAGATTGATTCCTACGTGGCGCTGCGTCCTGGTGATGCGGACCAACTCGCATTGGCGACCTATCTGACGGGCGCCACGGCGGTCGGGATCCAATTTCCCGATAGCGCGGAGAATCAATTCGACAAGAGCGAACCGTGGGACGTTGTGCCTAATGCTAAGATAAATGGTGGCCACTACGTCCCCTGTGTGGGACGTAACAGCGATGGCAATCTGCTTATCGTCACCTGGGGCCGTTTGCACGCGATGACGCCGAAGTTTTATCAGACCTACTGCGATGAGGCGCTGGCGTATGTCTCCGTTGATCTAATGAAGGACGATCTCTCTCCGGATGGGTTTAATTCTGTTCAACTCAGTCGAGACTTAGCTGCACTCGCAAACTGACGGAGAAACCGTGAAAAGACCAAAGTGGAGTTGGTTATGGATGTGGTTCAGCAATGACCCGATATATTTTCCTGTAACTACTCAGCACGAAGCGGTATCAAATCTTTGGCGAGCCTATCTACGAGAACATCTGAAATCGCAACGAGGCAAATAGGAGAGAATTATGGCCGATGCAGTACAAGGCACCCAAGTTGATCCTGACCGGCTAGCGGCTGCCCAAGCGGCAGTAAGGCAAGTCGTCAACGGGTTCACATATGACGGCTTCAATGTTGGAAGCCGGGTAACGGCGGATGAATGCAATCAGGTCGCCGTTGCTGTGATGGCGGCTCTCGAGGCTTACGATTCGTCGAAGCCAATTTAACGGAGTTATCAAATGAAGAATTTTCTACGAGTTCTTCCGATTGTCGGCACGTTGCTGGTCGGTGGTTGCGGTGTGACCAACCCGTTTACCGGCGTTCCAGTCACGGCGGCTGATGTTCAGGCTGCTGCGGTCGCCGCTTGCGGCTTCCTGCCTACGGCTTCGACCGTTGCCAACATCATCGCTGCAGGAAATCCAGCAGTGGCTACGGTGTCAACTATCGCCGCGGCCATTTGCTCGGCTGTGGTCGGCGCGAAGGGTCGCAGGCTTGGTGGCGCTGTGCCGAACGTGAACGGCGTTCCTGTTCATGGGCGCTTCGTCCAGTAAGAGAAATGGCCCCTTGCCTATCTGGTGAGGGGCCAATTTTAATGGAGCGATGTGATGACACCAATAATTACGGGCGGAGTTGTTGGGACCACATGGAGCACTTGGCGTCGTAAGACTGTTACGATCTGCGGGCTCATCGCGGCCATCACCGGGGCCGTGGTCGGCGTGGCTAAGGCCGCACCAATCATCGAACCATGGTGGTATGCCCATCGAGGTTACGTGCGAGAGTACGATCAAGAAATAACTGGGCCGTTGCTTCAGCGCATCATCGAAATTCAACTCAATCAGAACTCCGACAAGCGCCAGCGTCTACTCGACGAGGTGCCCAAGCGTGAATTGGAATTGCAAAGCGACCAAGCCAAACAGCTTCCGCAGTATCGTGCTTTAGTTCAATCGCGCGTTGATCGCGTTAAGGAAGAACTGAAATCGCTCGACGAAAAGGATAAATCTTTGTTCAGCGAGAAATTGGCAAAATAGAAAAATGCAAACAATGCTGGCAAATCTTTTCCGGAGAGATAATTATGGTAGCTAAAGAAAGTGTCGATAATATCGACCATGATCCAACAAAAAACGTTTTGGACTTGGTGAAAGCCGAGTCAAAATATCAAGACGGTATGCGTAATGCTCTCGGAGAGTTACAAACTTTTGCGCGTGAATCAGAATCAAAGATGCAGAATTTGATGCGTAATGCGGAGACAAATCGTATAGATCAATTGGCAGGTCAACGGCAGATTTATGAGGCTCAAATTGCCAATATGCTTGCGAAGTCTGTCGAGACAACCTCAAATTTGGTATCTACGCAGTTAGTTCAAATTCAAAGCACGTTTGATGCTCGAGTTTCTAAACTGGAGGAATACCGGCTTAAAGCCGAAGGAAAAAGTAGTGTGGCTGATCCAGCACTCGCATCACAACTCGGTATACTGGCTGCAGGCCAGCAGGCGGTACAAGATGCTTTTCAAAAAACTATGCGGGAACACACTGAGCTTGAGATGAGCTATATGGTCAAGATGTCAAATAACATTGAGGCTTTACAAACCGTTGGTACGAAATCAAGCGGGAGAGATGCTGGCAGGCGAGAGGTGATAGCATGGATTGTTGCTGCCGGAATGTTTATCGCGGCTCTTATATATCCGTTATTCCAAGTGTTGCATGCCACGGCTAAATAGATGCGCATTCACGTTCGGGCGAAATGTGAACGAGTACGGCGGAACAACGGCATGGTCGAGGTGTTATTCACTCGCCGTCAAAGCGAAGAAGAGCATGTTCTGATTAACGTGGTCTGGAAAGATAAGGCCTTCGTTGAAGGCAAAGAATATCTGATTGAAATACAACCGGCTTTTCCGCATGAAAAATGAGGATATGCACAAAGTTCTTTCGGCGCTAAAACGGTACTTCGATTCTACGCCCGAATGGGCTAAGACTATCATCTCAAAACAGGAGAGACTCATGGCTGCCATGGACAACCTAACCGCATCTGAGACGCGGCTAGAGACTATCGCGACTGCCGTTCTTGCCGACATCGCCGCGCTTACCACGCAGTTAACCACGGCCAATACCGCGAATGACCCTGCCATCCAAGCCGTGGCCGACAAGATGACCGCGTTGGGCGACAAGCTGCAGGCGGTCGTTCCTGCTGCTACGCCACCGGCGTAAGTCCCGCGTAGATCCCGGGCCGCGCTGCGGCTCGGGCACTTAACCGATGGTGGAGGACGTCATGGGAATCATCGAAGCTGTAATCCGGGCTTTGCTCTATCTCTGCTGCATCGCCCTAGCGTTTTTCCTTGTCTTGTGGGTTCTCGGCTCGATCGGCGTGGCATTGCCGATCATGGTGGTCAACATCCTCAAGGTTATGTTCGTGCTTATCGCCATCCTAGTCCTTGTGAGACTGTTCTGGCCGATAGCGGCTGGCTATCAATGGTTCGGGCCGCGCGCGCCGTAATGTTTGCTGGTCGAAACGCACTGCTCTTGCTGGCAGTTGTCGTGATGGGGATCGCATTGGGGCTTTATCTGTCCGGAATCGACAACTGCTGCCAGTTGCAATAATCGGGTAATTTACGGAACCGCCCCCTTGCGTTGGGGGGCGGTTTTTCGTTAGGCTCGGCGCTTCCCCATCATCATCCGGGGCCAAAGTCCACGTTCGCTATTCCGCCTTTAACCAACGGAGAACGACATGCGACCGCGCCTTTTATTGCTTGCCATTGCCTCCACCATCGCCATTTCTGCCCCAGCCCAAGCCCGTCATTCCCGCACTGCACAATCCGGTTCCGTTACCCGCTATTGCGGTGATCGAGTATGCCCATCCTACGGAAAGGTGGCCGATCGTCCTGTTAGGGGCCGCCACGCTGTCAGCCAGGTGCCCCACCATCGCGTAGAAGCCTACCGTAGGCACCATGAGGGCCATAGGGAGAGGATAATCGCTACACGGCCATCTGTGGGCGAATCCGGCTCAGGGATCGTCCATTCGTCTAAAACCGGCGCGATCGCCCATGTTGCGGCGCGGTATGCTGGAATGTTTCAGGCTTATATCAACGATCTCGAGCAGAACTATGGGGCTGTCGTGAAGTTCATCGGCGGTCTACGCCGCGGGCGATGTTCTCCGGGCAGCCAGCATCCATGTGGCAAGGCGTTAGACGTCTGCCAGTTATCGCGCGATCAAGTGGACGGTCGTTGCCATCTGCCGGGGCGTTCTACGCTTATCGCGGTGGCTTCTAAGCATGGTCTGCAGGAAGGCGGTCAATGGTGTCACGGTGACATGGGCCACGCCCAGGTCAGTCCAAGTGCCGGACCATGCGGATCGCAAATGATGGCACGGAGCCACATGCGTCGGCGCCATCACGTTCGGTACGCTCGCCGGTGACCAGACGTTTCCCTGATCCATACCGAACTGGACCGGCATCGCCATTTGTCGGGACGATATTCCGATGGCTTATCGTTATAAGCGCATTTTTTATTCTGGTGGCGTTTTGGTGGAGATAGAATCTACGGCTCTCAAGTTTCAATTTAAACCGCTAATCACTGCCACTTATTACCAACGCGGCACACTAGCCCATTGCCGTAATCGACTAGCGTGTATTTTTTGCCTTCACGCCGAGCTAGTTCGGCTTGCATGATGGCAACCTTGTCGCGTTCGGTCCTGCGGCGATCTTCGCCGGTAACAACGTCAAACAGTTTTCCGAGTAGCTGCGTGCCGTTGCTCAAGAAAAAATCCTCTATCTCGCGGCCTTGACCGCGTTGTAATCGTTTTGCGCCTCGACCATCCGCGCGCAATGGGCGGATCGGTGGTCACAGCTTTTGCGACACTCCAAATGGGCACAGGGCGGCGTTAGCCGCTTGAACACTTCCCTATCTTCAAGTGGCGTCGCCATCACCCGGTTCCTATTTCGTTTTAACAATCTGGTATGTCGCTGCGACCGCGCAGCAAGCGAGAGCCAACATAGTGACTGATGCGCTTATGATAAATATGTTCATGGGTATGTCCGCCATTCCAAAATCCTCCTATTTTGATATCTGTACCGGACGAGTTTCCCAATCAACGCCCATTTCTTGTTGAAAACTAATTACGTTTTCCTCAGTCCACAATCTTGTGCGTCCGTCGCATGTGCGGACGCGCACCCATTTATGACTTGCACCAAAGCCGATCACCTCACCGCAACAAGTGTCAAGGTCAGGATTGTTTTTGGTGGCGTGATAGACGGGCTCTCCAATTACGACTTTCATTTCCTGGGAACCTTCCAAAACTCACCACATGAATAGCATCGCCAGCGATAATAGCGCGTGCCAGGGCTTTGCAAGCCCCGTTCCCTGTGAAAAATAAAACACCAAATTCTGCGAATCTTCACGATGCCCTCCTAATTTCACTCCAAGCACTTATCGGATGGTGGCAGACGCCTACGCTTCCTGCCGATCACCCCGAACCCGAAACCTTCATGCGGCGATCAACTCCGCATTCGTCGGGTTTAACGTCCCAGGGCGTCCCCCGGACCATCCGATAAGCGCTCCTGCTCATTTAAGACGTTTGAGGACAAACTGTGCTGCTGCATAACCACCTTGCGCGGCCATGACAACGAGAGCGACAACCGCGACAACGCCAAGGAGTAGCAGCGTGATTGCCCCGATCATTGCAAGTAGTGGACTAGCCATCAAATTTTCCTATTGTGTCATCTTAATATCGGCCAAAGCCACCCTGGCGACCTGTGCTGCTTCCTGGCATTTATCGCAGCAAGTGTTATCTGCGATGCTTTGCAGCGCCGTTCGCAACCGCTCGATTGTGGTCATGGCATCCTCTATGTTGCTGGCAACGCCCCTGGAAAAGCTTGCCTCGCATCTAGCTGCGTCAAACCGCAATCGCTCAACTATGTCCACGGTCACTCCTATTTTGAGAGTGACGGAAGCGTGATAATAAGTTTTCTGCGCCCGGCCTTCTTAAATCTAACTGCGCCGCCGCGATCACGTGCCGCCGCAGCCTTGCGTTTCATATTCTTTTTTGCCTGGGCAATTTTTTTCTGCGAAGCCATAACCGTTCCTAGTTGTTAAATGGGATGCTCGGCAACACTTCCGATGTGCTCCGAGAGCGCGAGCGGCCTTTGGCATCGGAGTCCTCCGCTCCTTAGACCAATCCGTTACCGGCGGTCGTCATCCCAACTGTGAAACTCCTCTATATTCACCAAGGGCTGCCACACGCCGCGCCAACCGGCGCAGCGCACAGCCATGAAAGATATTCCTCGCACTGTTCGACGGTGCGCCGAGATCCAACCCACTTGCCATTCACCCATAGATCGAACAGCAAGGCGAAGCCGCGATGATCCTTTACCGCTCGCGCTTCAATGTCTGCCGGATCGTTCACGGTCGCTCCTTTATCTCGTCTGTTCTCGCGGATGAACTTGCCCGTGATTTGCACCGACCTCGCTCACATCAAACGCATCTTTCAACCGTGCGAGTGTTTCGCCATCGGCCCATGACACCGCAACGTATGGCCGGTACGGAGCCGCGCCACCTTCACCAATCGTCCCCTGACAACTCGTATGAGTGCGAACGCCGGGGATTGTATTGAGATAGCGCACCGTGTCGGCAATGCCTTCGTCCACATCGACTATGACTTGCATTGCGATCTGCTTGTGAACAACCACCGCCGGCACTCCTTATTTTCGCGCCCAATCTTGAATGCTGCACTCAACAAGCGTGTAAAGCGCCGCACCGCCAAATCCAAAAGCGACTATTCCGGCTATAACTAATAATGGCGTCACGATGGCTCCTAATTTGACTGCTTGGCAACGCGCTCAATCTCTTTGAACATCTGGATAACTCGGCCTTCGTGATCTTGAAGCGCACATGCGGCGATGTACAAAAGCGAGTGTGTTGGCTCATCTTTGACAGCGGCAACCCGCGCCCAAAACTTCTTGCTCACTTTGCCGGAATACTGAGGAGTTGGACCTGTCATATTTTATATCCTTTAGACCATTAAGTGAGCCGCCTGCTAACCCGCTCTTGCGGGAAGACAAAAGTGGGGTTCGGAACCATCCCTGGCTAGAGCTTTGTTGGGCGCTCTTGGGAGAATGGTCGTGACGCTCTATGTCCCCGGTCGTCATCCTTTACCCGTGGAAACTCTCCTGCATATTCAGACGGATTTGCGCATAGATTTGATTTCGTCGTTCACCAGATCGACTCCGCGTAACGCGCCTTCGACGTAGGCTTGCAAAACAATAGCGTTGACTTGTGCTTCCATTCTGGCCTTGAATTTTTCTCTCACATCGGCCGGCGCGCTACGGTTCAAATTCATAGGGCTGATAACGTTCTTAATCATGGACGTTAGATCGACATCTACGGCCCACTTATCCGCAAGCCCGTCGAGGACATCTAGGCCGATCTCCGCTTTTCGCTTCGCGTTCATGCCGCCGCCCCTATTTCGACTCGGCTATATCAATGTCAGCAGAAAGGGCCGCGAGCACAATCACCAAGGCCTCGCTCACCTTGGCAAGAGACGGTCCGCGATTTTCCAACCCGAGAACTTTTTCTAGGCGCCTAAGCGCACGTCGAAATTCTTCTTCTTTGCTCATATCCGCTCCTATTTCGCTAGTCGCTCTAAACGATCAACGCGCTCACACCGCATTCTCGTTATTGCGGCATCAAGAGTCATCCGCTCTATCGTGCGCCCCATCTCGACCCAATCTCCAAGCATCTCCGCCGTCAGCCTAGTATCGGCGGGATCATCAACGACGATTGCTCGGACGGTGCCGTCTTTTATTCCGACATAAGCTGAAAGTTCATCCACAATCGGCTCCTATTTCTCGTCAGTGATTATTGGAACGGCGCCCTTCAAGATTGCCGCAGCAATGTCGTTAGCAAGACCGTCAAGCGGCACTTCATCGGCAAAGCATGGGCTGTGATCCATGAGGATGCCATAAGCCATGTTCAGCGCAATCAGCTTTGGATTCGTGCGCCGCTGTTCCCTGATGTATTCCACGCTATCCACGGTCGCTCCTGCTCATTTAGTGGGTCGGCGGACCCAAATGAAGGTTTCGTCTTTCCGCTTTTTCTTGGTGTTCTGCCAAAAGCCATAAACCGACGCGGTTGAAACTTCCATCTTGGCGGCGACCCACGGCCCTGACTTGCCGGAATTAAGATATTTGCCGACGCGCACGATCTTGGGCTCGGTCATCACCACCTTGCGGCCCCATTCCCATTTCTCGCCTTTGTCCTCGCGTTTCTCACGGATCACCGCGAGGCCGGCCTTGGTGCGCTCGGCTATCAGATCGCGCTCGAAGCCAGCGACGGCGGTCGTTATCCCCATGACAAGCCTGCCGATTGCGGTCGTGGTGTCGAGCATTTCGGTGAGGCTACGAAGGCCGACGCCCTTGTTCTTGAGCATTTCGACCAGGGCATATAGCTCCGGTGGCGATCGCGTGAGGCGATCGAGCTTCCAAATAACCAGCGTGTCGCCCTCGCGGCAGTCCATGAGCGCAAGCCGCAGACCAGGGCGCCGTTTGCTGACGCCGGACGCCTTATCGGTATGCATGTTATCGGACAGAACCCCGGCGCGCGTGAGCGCCGCCGTCTGTAGCTCCAAATTCTGATCTTCGGTCGAGACACGGGCATAGCCGATCAGCCGGTTTTCTGGCAGCGATTGCTTGGTCAAACGAACGACCCCTTTTCTGTCAGTAAGTGATATGGCATTATTGACAGAAAAGCAAGACCGTGCCTATATTCTCCACATGCCGAAACGCATCCAACGAAAGCGCACGAAGGGCTGGCGGATGCCGCCGAATACGGTCTGCGTCACGCGGCCGGGCCGGTGGGGCAATCCTTACCGCGCCAGCTTGTTCCGTGATTACAGCCGCGAGCAGCAAGTGGCCGATTACAAGCGATGGATTGATGGCGACGTTGGCGGTCGAGTATGGGCCGGGCCGCCGCCGACCGAGGCGGAAATTCGCAAAGAACTACGAGGCAAAAATCTCGCTTGTTATTGTCCGATTGGCGAGCCGTGCCACGCTGATTTGTTGCTCAAGATTGCTAACCCATAAATCTGGATTCGGAGCCCCGATCATGCCCGCAGCATTTAAGATGGAAGGCGTTTCGATTGGCGGCAAGATTTACGTCCTTGAGGCAGATTGCCGCCGAACAGTGAACGCGGCGATGGCCGCCGCCAAAAATGCCGAACGTGAGCGCTGCGCTCATATCGCCTTGGCGATTGATAGCAAGCGCGGCAATGAGAAAGAAATAGCTCGCGCAATCCGCGCTCAGACAGTTTGAATATAGAGGCCCCGGCTGTGAAACAGAAACTAGACATCACGAGTTGGCTCCGTAAGGAAGCGGAGTTAATTCATGGGTTTGATCGGGCGGCAGAAGCCGCTGACGAGATCGAGCGGATGCGGAAAGCACAGCCCTGCGTCTGCCCGAAATGCGGCGGTCGCGGCACATATCAAAACGGCAGCTTCACGTTGAAGGAATAGGCCCGCATGGAAAACGCCAAAGGCCAACCAGACGCCGCCAGGCTTATTTTCGCCACAGCCCAAAAAATGGTTGACGTGCTAGACGCATCTGAGTTGCCAGATGGGCCGTTGAAGGCGGCTGCAATAAAGGTGTTGGCAATCACCTACAACATGGAAGCTCGCGCTCAGAAGGAATAGGCCCGAAAATGAGCAAATCAGAAATAGAGATGCTTCGCAGTCTTGGTTATCCTTGGGCCATTAGAGCCGCCGACGAGATTGAGCGGTTGCAGAAACAAGTGAACGATCTTGAATTTACTCTCGACTGCCGAACCGAGGCGTTAGAAGAAGCTTCCGAACAATAAAGGCCCGATATGCTACTGCCTAGGCCACGCTTTGACCCACTGGATCGGTACGCAACCGAATTGGCCGACTTTGTGGTTCAAAAAGAATGGCATCCATCGAATGCCTCCAGGTCCATGCGCTGTCAAATTCTTGCCGCCGAACTTCGTAGATTCGTTGGCGAGTGGCTGGCGGCAAATCCGCCGCCCGTTAGAAACGGGGATTAGGCCCTACCATGCCAACGATAATCACCAGGACTAGCTCCGCTCCGACCGAGCAGTTAGCGGAAGTCGAAAGGGCGATCCGCGAATATCATGAGGCGCTGGATCGCCGGGAGCACGGTGGCGTGGCGGCCGACAAAGCGATAAAGCATATCGAGGCCATTCTTTGTCTCGAATGGCGAAACCGATAATCCCATGCTAAATGACATAGTAGAACGCCTGCGCGAAAATCGCCCTAAAATGCCGACGCGAGATCGCTATGAAGCGGCCGACTTGATCGAGCAGAAGATGTGGCAACCGATTGAAACAGCGCCGAAGGACGGAAGCCTAATCGTGCTGGCCGATTATTCCGGCTTTCGTGAGCGCGGCAGCGACGGCATGTGGATAGCGACGGGATGCTGGAACGCCGCCGAAAACGAACTTGAGAACGGCAGGTGGTGGGACCGAACAGAGTACCTTTATACGCCGACACACTGGATGCCGTTGCCCTCACCTCCAACTCTAACAAAATAGCCCGGAACCGTGACTAAGATCGAACAGATGCTCGAAATGGTCCTTACCAATCAGGTCACCATTATGCGTTGGATGCTCACAGCGAGCGACGAGCCGGGATCAGGAAGAAAATCCGATCATCGCAAAACGATGGGCACCCGCGCCGAGGTCACCGAGAACTGGCTAAAGTATCACCCGCCCAAGCAAATAAAATAGGCCGCCGATGGAACAGTGCGAATGTGGCCGTCCGAAAGGGCAATGCGTTCAGGGCGACATGAAACGCTGCCCTGCCCTAGATGATGACGAACTCGATAACGAGCCACCGCTCTACACCGAAACAGACGACGACAATTATTGAATATGGAGCCCCGATGGAAAAGCCACTCGAAGAACTAGAGCCACATGCTTATGTCCCAAGCGCGATGCACATGGGCGATTGTCAGGTCTGTGGGCACCTTCAGGGATCGCCTATTCATTCGCCATTTACCAGCATGGGAACGCCCATCAGTGACGCCGAAATCAGGCACACGATCTGTTGGGATGATGGAGAAGATCGGGACGCGGCGCTTGCTGGCGGCAAATACGTGACCTGCGCCGGAGAGTGGCGGCAGCGACCGGATACCTGCTGGCAGTTCTTCAAAGACCCGACCGTTGAAATCTGAATGTAGAGGCCGCCGCCATGAAAATCGACATGCAAGAGATTGAGCGAATCGGCGGCAGGGCAAAAAACCCTGACATTGATGCCGCGCTTCGCATTCTCGAAATGAATGGTTTGGTCGTTGAGGAACGCCCTCGCGTTGATCGTGGCGACGACCACAGAACGGTCAATACGCCAACCAGTTTTTTTAACTCTAGCCGTTGAATGTAGAGGCCCCGATGCCCTACCTAGAAACAATAGAGTTGGCTGCTAGGCGTGCTGCTGAAAGGCTGCAAAAGTCGGAGGATCACTCCATGTATTGCGCGGGGTCTGCGCTTGAAACCTTGGCCGAAGAAATCCTTTCAATCATCAACGAGCGCAAGCGAGACGCTGCGCAGACAAAATAGGCCCCGACCATGACCGACGAGCAGAAAGTCGCCTATCTTAACGCGCAAGTCGTCTGCGCTCAGATTGAGGTCGCCGGGATGCAGGCTGAAAACCAGCACCGCATGAATACAGGAAATTCAATCGCCTATGGCGAGGAAGCCTTCGCCGCCGTCGCCAACAAATATGGCATCCACCACAACGCCGTCCTTGGCTTGTTCCAAGGTTGAATGTAGGGCCAGATCGTGAAGGCGCGTTGGCGCGTCGCTGGTACAAGGCCAAGGCCGACCTACTCATCACGATAGGTCTTGGCGCTCTAACAAATAAGGCCGACTGCTCAGCAGCAGTTTCCATATCCAGAATAATGAACGCCGAGCAGCACGATCGCCACGATAAAGGCGACCGCGATTGCCACTCGTGTCGCCATCAGTGAAAAAACCCTGCGCGCATAACGCCACCGAATAGCTCGGCAGCGATCCAACACGCTATACCGATCCAAGCAAAGCGTCGCGTCTGCCATGCCTCGATGGTAACAAACACAAAAGCGAAAGCCAGTAGGACTAGACCTAAGTTCTGCATCAGAACCTCCCAAAAATAACGAGGACGATAACGACGAGCAGCACTAAGCCGATGCCGCCGCCAGCGTGATACGGGCCGCCGAAACAGCCCTCGCCAGACACCACGCAACCAGTCAATAGAGCCCACTAAGGAGATACCAATGAGCGCGCGTCCCGGACGGGTGAAAACCAAGATGCGGAACCTGAAACAGCGGGCTTCGGCTCGCCCCGCTCTTGGCCGTAGTCGCAGGCGTCGTAACCCTGCCGCGCTCGCCTTACTTGGAGATATAAAATGACGACAGCACGAACCGATGGGGTCCGCGAGCTTACGAAAAAGCCGGAAAGCGAAATGACGGAGAACGAACATCGCGCCGTCGTTGCCGCGCATTTTTTCATGGCTGAATTGATGGTCAATGAACGCGGGGCAATCGTGCCAGCCGCCGACGACAAAGACGGCGTTCGTGCTGTCGATTATCTCGCTTCAATAATGTGCGATTTGCTCGATGACAAATCCACTTCCGCAACTGTAACAAAACTGCGTGATGTGCTGCGCCAAATTTCTGAAATGAAACGAGAAGATTTGTATTTGGCGGATAGCGAACTGCCAATCGACAATGCTGCCGCGTGGACTGCTAAAAATGCTCTTGCTGAAACCAGTCAATAGAGCCCAGTCATCGGCTCAGTACGGCTTCCCGCGTTCGCCATCATTAAATTCACTTAGGCCGAATGCTGCAATGGCTAGAATTATCGCCACGATTCCCAATGCACTGAAAATCAATTGCATGGCTTAATCTCCTATGGATTTTCTTTTTTCTTCACGTCGCTAAGTTTCTTATCCTCCGCGGTTTTCTTTTCTGCTGCCACCTTCTGTTGGTCAGAGATCTGCTTATTGAGATCGGCTATGAATGGATCTGCGTCCTTCTTTGGGAGATTTAGCAACGCCTGTCCTAACATTTGGAGTTGTTCTTGAGTAAATTCCAATGTGGTCTTAGGAGCGACTTGCGTATTTTGTGCAAGAGTAATCGACGGCGTGATGGTTAATGCGAGCATGGCGAAGGCAAAAGCGATTTTCTTCATGTGGTTTCCTATTTGGATCGGTTCTGGATCTTGCGGGTGCCTTTTGGCGGCCACCTGTTCGCTGATTTAATCTTCTGTTTCGGTCGATCTCGGATTGGTGTCTCGATGTGGCGCTGGCGCTTGATTAGAACGCGATCTGGATGCTGGCCGTGTTCGCCCCTTACCAGAGTTTTTATTCGGTGGTCGACCGCAATCCGGTAAATCAAATAGTCTGGATCGTTGGCGGCTGGCGTGTAATCGACGTGCTCGCCATTCCGATAGACCTTCTTGCGGGCACCTAATGGTGGATCGTGATCGAGGTGGACAGGCTCTGCACCGAATAGCATCATCAGAAGCCCTGCCAGCCTAACTGCGTTGTTCGCATTGGGGCTCGCCTTAAATCCTGCCTGCCGTTCCGCGACTTTGAGGCGCACCTCTAGGGGAATGTACGGCCTCGGTAATCGGCTCATCTCGATTGCCACACCAACCATGCGACGGTCAGGACGTTAAACGAACCAATGACGATGACGATTTCCCAAAGCACTCGATTCATCTTGTGACTCCACTGTGATCTTCGCGCGGCGCTCGCTTGGATGCTTCCTTCGCAACTGTCGATCGGCTCAGTCCTGGGTTAAGGGCTGCGACAATATCCAGCACGGCATCTTTGGAAGCCTTGAATTCCTCTGCGGACATTGATGGCCGAGATTGTGATTTCGGATCGAAAACCTTAACCACATCTCCGCTTATTTTTATGACGGCATATTCCGCGTGGGCACGGATGATTTTAGCTAGGTGCGCAGCCTTTCTAACCGAATCGCAAACATAATCCTTCTCGGTATAGAAACCTGCCTGTACTAATGCCCATGCGCGGAGATGTTCAATCGTCGGGAATCGTTTAGCGATGTCCTCTGGCAGGTTGTTCCACATTTCATGGAGCGATGCGAAGTAGAAATTGTGCGAGGCCATTGATCGAGCCTCAACTACCTGCAGCGGATAGACCTCTCCGATCACGAATTGCCGGTCACATAGCGTGGCAAACCGCTGTTCCGGTTTCATGGTGCCGTCATCGCGCCAAACAAAATTGACCGGCCGCATTTTCATTCGGGAGATCCCATACTCCGCAGTCGCTCGACCAGCTTCTTAAGGTCATAACTAAACTGCTCGATCTCGTTAGAGATTTGTTTGATATAGGAATCGTCGCGCAATACTCGGACAGTGAAGTCGGGCATCCTCGGATAGTAGATTTTGAAATCCCACCACTCGCGCTCGCAGACCCACATATTGCCTTGGACTTGGGCGCGATGTTCGTTTGGCATTGCCGATCCCTTATCGAACAGTTCGATCATCAGTGCGGGGATCATGGTCTTGATCTCTAGGCCTCCGTCATCGCCTATCAGGGCATCGGGGCTGGCACCAACTGTGGCGAATTTCATAAGACTAGCGTTCTTTACAAACCCAACTTGGCGAAGGTCCGCGAACTTTGTCCTCGCATAGTGATCGCGGGCCTCGGCTTCCATCTCGTTCCCGCGGGTCATAGCGGAACCCTTGAATGTCTCGGCTGGTCGACCAGTGATGATCTCGCCGGCTAACTCTCGCAGGTAGCGGGTCCGCACCTTGCCTTCGCCGGCAGCCATGATGTCGGCAAAACGCGATGCGGTGGGAATGCCTAGTCGCAAACTTTTCCATTCATCCGTTCCCTGTTCACAATCGAATATTTCGATGGTCGGCTCCGGAGGGGCAACCTTCTTCTGCGCTGCCTTCGCCATTACTTCGTCTCCGCCTTTTTGGCCTTGTAGCCATCGCAAGCTTTGATTGCTTCGTTGAATAGTCGCGCTGGTAGCTGCGCCACCATGTCGATCTGATAATGCTGGCAGAACTTTGGGCGACCAACGCCGCATGCCTCGATGGCGTCGATCAGCGATGATTCCTGTTCAGCGGATATTTTCGGATCTGCCTCAGATTTATTGACCGCAATCTTGGCGTCGTCGTCAACCGCAGCGGCAAGTCCAAGGGCTGCCTTAAGCGTGTATCGCTGTAGGTAAGTCACAGTCGATCCGACCGCCTGGATGCTGTTCTTATTTCCCGTTTCATCGCGTCCGGCCGAAAGTGTCGTTTCCTCAGAATGGCCGAGACGGTGGGATAGGATACAGGTTACGGCCACGGTCGGACCTTCGATCGATGTTCGGTATCGATAGGAAAGGCCTTGGTCCGCCAAGATAGGGTCAACCGTGCGCGCGATCTCGGCCATGTCCTCGTGCCGATAATTCGTCCGCCCCTTCGCACTGGTAAAGTCTACGGTGCGGTTCTTTTTAATCGGCGTAATCTTTGCTTTGGCATTTGCCATCGCCTCGTCGAACGCCTTGCGGGCGTTGTTCTTCTCCCACCGCTCTTGAAGGCCCATCAGCTTCTCGATGATCTCGACATTCGCTCCCTGCGCAACCGCCTTGTCGAGCATTTGCATCGGCGTCAGTGCGGCTGATGGCGCGAGGGCGAGAGCCATTTTCTTCGCTATCGGCTTACCAGACACCTTCTCTGGCGGCATAACTTCGATCTTCTCAACGGTGGCGTTCATAGGATTTTTCCTGTTTTTATCTGATTACTGTGTCGTCGCGCATCTCAATGATTGCGCCCTGCATTGGGCGCTTATGGGAGGTGGTTTTCGCCCAAGCCTTAAGGGCTTTTAGTGCATCTTCCTCACGAATAAATGGCCACAAAACCGCCGGGTCAAGCGCCATCTTATCGGTGATTTCGACATATCCGACTTGGCGCATAGTCACGAGGCGACCATCATCAAATTGCGAGCGGGTCATATCGGCTGGCTTGCGGAGGGTGTCGATATGGGCCTCCTCGGCCTTGTCGGCAGCTAGACTGGCCTCGACTAGCGCCGCACTGGCGGCCTGCTCTGCCGCGATTGCCGCAGCGGATTTTGTCTCGATGTGTTCGGCCTTGCGCGCCCGATCGGCAGCTAGGCGACGTTCCTCGGCTTCACGGGCAAGACGGGCCTCCTCGGCACGGGCTGCAGCAGCGGCGCGTTCTGCGGCTTCCGATTCGATGCGTCGGCGTTCGCGTTCCTCGGCCAGTTTGCGCTGCTGATAGACGTTCACTCGCTTGGTAAGGATTGCCATGCCCTTTTCGAGTCGCGTCTTGATGGTGTTAAAATAACCATCGACGGCTTGGCCTCCGCGCAAGAATGGCTCTTTCTCCGAAACGCGGGCACCCTCGGCGCGACCGATGGTATCGCGCATGCGGACTACAACATCGGAAAATTCCTTCAGGGTTTTCTCGTCATCGACGCTTTCGGGAAGGCTTCGCGCTTCCTCGAGAACGCCGCTGGTCGACTTAGCCAACTCGGCATAATCCTCGGCCATACGGTCGGTGATCTGCTGGGCATAATCGGGGGCTTGATTCGATCCGGCTATTGCGCGCGGGTTTTCTAGCGTTTGATCCATGGTGGTTCTCCGTTGAATGGACGCATGGCTATCATCATCCAAGCCGCATTAGATTGCAAGCGGGAAAACCCGATTTGCTTCTTTACATACTGTTTTTATTACCGCTATATGTGGGGTCATGAAGATCGAGCCGGTACTACGGGATAATCTTGCCATCTTGGCGAAGGCCTATTGCGCCCATACCGGGACGACGCTGGGCGTGCTATCCCGCAAGGCCCATAATGACCCTCCCTACTTTGAGCGGCTGATGGCCGGGGAGGGTACGGTATCGGCTCGGGCCTACGACAAGCTGATCCCATGGTTTGAATCGAACTGGCCGAAAGGGGTATCAGCCCCCCTGCTTTGGGCTATTATCTGCCATCCACCTGCAACCCGCGAAAGGAGCCAAAATGGCACCGCGAAAGAAGTCCGGCCCAAAGCCGGAAAAGCAAGAAGCCGTTAAATCGTCGGACGTTACCGGCATGATTACGGCGAAAGCCTTAGAAAATATACTGAAACTCGACAAAAGGACCAAGAATGCCCAAGCGGAACTTGCTGGGGAACTTGGCGCTGAGATCGGCAAAGCTGTCGAGAAATACGGCACGAATCGCAAGGCTTTGGGCGTAATTCGGCAATTAAACCGGATGGAACCCGAGAAACTGGCCGATTTCCTCGACCATTTCGACTATATGCTGGAAGTTTCTGGCATCGAAAAACGGGCAGAATCGGTCCAAAGGCTGCCTATGGAGCCCGAATCGGAGCCGGAAGCCGAGGAAGAGGCCGAATCGCCTGCGGAACCCGATGCCAAGGTATCCCGGCCTCAATTTGGGGCAAAAGCGGCTGCGGAGGCCTAGGTGGGGCTCGCGCTCGACCTATTCAGCGTTACGGGGGCTGCCTCACAGGCGGCCCCCTATTGCGTGGTAGAACTTTCCGGGGTGCCGGTTCCTAAAGGTAGGCCCCGCTTCCGCTACGTGCCTCCTGGGGCCAATGGCAGGGCAGGATTCGTCCACGTCTATACCCCGAAGGCCACCGAGGTTTACGAGACGGCACTAAAATGGAAGGGCAAAGCCGCCATGCGGGGGCGGGCCCCGCTCGAGGGGCCATTGGCCGTCCGCATCTTCGTCATGCTGCCGGTTCCGAAAAGCTGGCCTATTAAGAAGCGGGACGCGGCGCTGGTCGGCATGATCTGGCCCGCTGGCCGCCCTGACTGGGACAATTTCGGGAAAGTGCTATGTGATGCCCTAAATGGCACGATTTGGGCCGATGACGGGCAGATTGTGAAAGCTCTGGTTATCAAGGAATACGCTGAAAACCCTGGGATTATCGCGGAAGTCTACAAACTGGATTGAGAACCACCAATGTTCGGCTTGGAATATGGGCATTACCGCGTGATTTGCGTCGATCCGCCATGGGATTTTAAGTCTAATAGCAAGGCCGAGCCAGGCCGAAATGCCAGGCGCCATTATGCCTGCATGAGCCAAGCGGAACTGGCCGCTATGCCGGTCGGGGATGTGGCGGCTAACGATTGCGCGCTATTCCTCTGGATCACCGGGCCCATGCTGGCGATCGGGGCCCACCTGCCATTGATGAAGGCATGGGGCTTCAAGCCATCGGGGATGGGCTTTGTCTGGATCAAGCTTAATCCTCGAGCCGCATCGCTATTCATGCTGAAGTCGGATCTGGCGATGGGCGGCGGATTCACGACACGCAAGAATGCGGAGTTCGCGATCATCGGCAAACGCGGTCGATCGGTGCGTCGGGACGCTGGCGTGCATGAGGTCATTATCGAGCCGCGGCGTGAACACTCCCGCAAGCCTGAGCAATTCTATGATCGTGTCGAGCGTTATGCGGATGGCCCGCGCCTCGAGCTATTCGCGCGCACGGAGCGCGAAGGTTGGACTACCTGGGGCGATCAAGTCGGCAAATTCCCTAGTGTCCCGTCTGCAGCCTGACCACCATTAGTGGTGGACTTGCATTTCCTAAGAATCTGGACCTTAATAGAAAGCGCCGGTCAGGGTATCAGCCCTGCCGGCGCGGATCTCGGTGTGTGGGAACACCTAGAACCAGTGAGGCGGATAATATAACCGCCCAATTGGAATCCGACAAGTCCTTTCCCACAAGCTATCGGTCCCTTGCTCGAGCATAGGACCTCAATGCCAAATTAACCCATAAACCCGCCTCGTGCGGGATCGCGGAGGCTCGCCCATATGCCATCTGATCGCCAAAGGAATCGCGCGCGCCTGCGACTTTCTTTCTTCCTTTCTTTTTCTGAGTTCAAACAACTAGAAACAGAAAGGGAAGGTAAAGAGGTGAGGAGAGTCATTGCCTTCCCGATAGCCCCTTCTTTCTTTGCTGACTCACCACGAATTCTGAGCCGCGCACGAAGCCAAAACCGTGCCAAACCGAAAAACAAAAGCGTCGATGGTTTTTCCACATAGCGTGGACTGCGCTTGCTGGGATTGCATCGATTCGCTCGAGCGGGCGATGGTGCAGCAGGTAATGGACGTGCGCCTGAGCATCGATCAGCAGATAGAACTTGTCGTATCGCTAGTGTCGGAGTTCAATGCGGTTGAATTGCTGCCGGTGCTGCACACTTTGCAGTGGCTTTGCGATAATGAATTGAAAATCAGACAACGGGTAGCCGAATGAGTCTACTCCTTCGCGATCAGCCAATTAAAACGCTGCGGGCGGACCAGGGTGCTGGCGTCAGCAAATTGCGCGAAATGGTGGGGCAAGGCGAACGGCGAATCGTAATGATGGCCCCGACCGGATTCGGCAAAACGGTGGTCACCGCCGACTTGGTACGGCGGGCAAGGTCGAAGGGAAAGCGGGTGCTGGTAACGGTGCCTGCTTTGTCTTTGGTCGACCAGACATATGAAATGCTCGGCGCGCAGGGCGTGACCGAAGTCGGCATAATCCAAGCGCAACATCAGAACACCGACCCGTCGCAACCCGTGCAACTGGCGAGCATTCAAACGCTGCAGCGCCGACCAAGCATTCCGCAGGCCGACCTCGTTATTATCGACGAGATCCACAAGTGGTTCCGGTTTTATGAGAAATGGCTACGCGATCCGGCATGGGTGAATGTGCCGATCATTGGCATGAGTGCAACGCCATGGACGCGCGGGTTAGGCGCGTATTTCGGCAAGATGGTGGTGGCGAATACGGTCAAGGATATGATTGAGGCCGGGACACTATCGCGATTCCGCGTATTCGCGCCGAATCACCCTGATCTGAAAGGTGTTCGCACCGTTGCCGGCGACTATCACGAAGGCGACCTGCACGAGCGGATGGGCGAATCTAAACTGGTGGCCGATATCGTTATGAACTGGAAATATCTAGCGGAAGGCAGACCCACGGTTTGCTTTGCGGTTAACCGGGCCCACGCCGAGCAGATATCCAAGGAATTTGAGGCTGCTGGCGTGCCTTCCGGGTACATGGATTGCGACACGCCTATAATGGAACGTGCTTCGATTCGCGCTCGACTGCAGGCTGGCCGAATCAAGGTAGTCTGCAATGTCGATGTGATTGGATTGGGGGTCGACTGGCCTGAAATAAGTTGCATCATCTACGCTCGACCGACAAAATCTGAAATGCGCTACGTCCAGAATATAGGCCGCGGTCTGCGCACGATGCCGGGTAAGGACGACCTGATCATATTCGACCATAGCGATACGACTCTGCGACTAGGGTTTGTCAGTGATATTCACCGCGACGGTCTGGACGATGGCAAGCCGCGTACTGTCACTGAAAAGGTGGTGCAGCTTCCGAAAGAATGTCCGAAGTGCCATTATCTAAAACCACCGCGCATGGCGCTTTGCCCTGTCTGCGGCACCATTGCCGAGCATCACGCAAAACCAATCCATACAGCGGCTGGCGAACTGGTTGAGATGAATGGCGACCGCTTCAAAGTGGCGCCGATCGCAAAGCAGTTGAAGGGGAAGGCGCAGACCTACGGCCAGCTAATGTATTACGGCCAATCGAAGGGCTATAGCCAAGGGTGGGCCGCGAACAAGTACCGGACGATTTATGGGGTATGGCCGCGTTCGCTCGACTGGCAGCCTCACCAAGTGCCGCCAGAAATGGCGCTGGCAAGTTGGATCAAGTCGCAGAATATACGATGGGCCAAGAGCAAGAAAAACAGGTTTGATGGCGAAGTGGTAAACGGGACGGCCTATGCCAATGGCGGCAGTGTTTCGCCAAAACCTAGCAACGGATTCGTCGCTGGCACGCTATGCACTGAAAAGGATATGGAGGACTTCGCATGAACATTAGATTCGATAACATCACCCCACTAGCTCCTGGAGATTATGCGATCGGTCGCGCGCTGGTGCAGCTTGGCGAAATGCTCGATGCTGGGGTTGCGGTAGATCGACCTCCGTTACGCCTGCCGCTTGCTACCCTCACGCACATTCCGATGCACCGAAATGCGTACCCCGATTCTACCGAAAAGCAGGCGATGGATTCGCTTTGGCGCGCTGGCCGGCAATATGTGAAGGGCAATCTAACCGACGAGGAATTTAGGGAAATCAACCGGCGCTGTGATTTGGTTCTGGCGCATAAGCGTAATCCTGACTAACACGAGTTGGTTCTCGCGCAGCGTGGTGGTTCGCATTGCGCGATGAGCCAGGCACCGGGGCTCGAGTATCCAGCCTCCCGGCCTCACTTGGGCTCCGGTGCCGTCCTTCCTCAAATGCAGTGGTAAAAATTAACATCTAGGGGAAACAAATGAACTGGACCGAAGATCAAAAAACCTTTGTGAAACACGAATGGGAGGCTGGCGTCAGCGCGAGGATCATAGCTGCAGAACTCCACACCAGCAGAAACGCGATATGTGGACTGGTGAACAGGAACCATTGGCATACGCCAACCGCATACCCTAAACACCCACCGAGAAAAAACAAATCAACTCGCCAAGTGCCTTACAACATCATGAAACGTAATTTGAATCCCGTACCGCAGGGACCGCTCGAGCGTGATCCGGCCCCGACCGTGGATGACCTCAACATTCCTATGGAGCAACGCTGCACGTTGATGGAGCTAAGGCCTAATACCTGCCGCTGGCCGATTGGCGATGTATTGTCGCCGGACTTTTTCTTTTGCGGCGCCATTCCGATGGAGGATCAATCTTATTGCCCCGCGCATTTCCGGCGTGGCACATTGCCAAGGCGACACGAGCCGCAATCGCAGCCACATTCCTATAGCTTGGCAAAACATGCGGTGCGATTGTAACGGAGATCGAAACATGGGACGCGATTTCTGTTGGATAGTGTGGGCGCTGATCGATCATATCCCGAACAAATTCGACGGTCCCGGTAAGTGGCTCTTCATGAAAACCGTCTATTGGGAATTGCACTGTGGAAGAAAAATCTATTACGCGGAGGGGCAATAAATGTCGGACACAATGGTAAAATACCGCGCTCTCGCCGGCGATCTATGCGATGCAATACTGCTAGATCAGGATGGTGGCAAAGCATTGATCGACGTCACATTCCCGAATAGCAAAGAACATCTTCGGCTATCGCGGATTCCGCTGGTGATGGTCGATGACGGGCGCCGCGGTATTTGCTTTCCGGTGGCAGCATGAAAAAGAAACTAATCGATCAAGAAACTAAAATCGAGACAATCGATATTTCTGCCCTATCGCCGTATAGCAAAAATCCACGTTCGCATCCGGCGAGCCAGATCGAAATGCTGGCCAAGGCCATTCGGCAATTCGGATTTTTGAATCCGATCATCATCGACGATAAGAACGAGATTGTTGCTGGGCATGGTCGTTTCGAGGCGGCAAAGATAGTCGGCCTTAAATCATTGCCAGCCATTCGGGCTTCCCATCTCACGCCAGCGCAAATCAAAGCCTTCCGCGTGGCCGATAATCAATTGGCATCATTAAGCGTATGGGACGATGATGGCCTGCGCGAAATCCTTCAATCGCTGCAAGGAGAGGATATCGACTTCGACGCAATGGGATTTACTGCGGAGGCATTAGCGGCTGCTCTAGCCAAGCCGAACGGCGGACTCGTGGACCCAGACGATGCTCCGCCTGTCCGTGCGAATCCGGCAGTGCGGCTGGGTGATGTGTGGCTACTTGGCAGCCATCGGGTGCTATGCGGCGATTCCACAAAAGCCGATGACGTCGCCCGCGTGATGGGTAAAGATAGACCACAACTGATGGTCACAGATCCTCCATATGGGGTCGATTACGATCCGAATTGGCGTAACGAAGAAGCCGCAAAAGGAAACTTGGCCTACGCGGATCGCCGCGTAGGGGTAGTGAAGAACGACGACCGCCACGATTGGCGAGAGGCATGGGCGCTGTTTACTGGCGACGTCGCCTATTGCTGGCATGCCGGTCGGCATGCCAGCAGCGTGCAGACTTCCCTTGAATCAACTGGATTGATGGTCCGCAGCCAGATCATTTGGGCGAAGTCGAACTATCCGATCTCACGCGGCCACTATCACTGGCGCCACGAACCGTGCTGGTATGCAGTGCGAGAAGGCAGAACCGGGCATTGGCAGGGCGCTCGCGATCAGACCACGCTCTGGCAAATAAACCTTGATAAGAACGTGGATGGTGGGCATTCGACACAAAAGCCTGTCGAATGCATGCGCTTACCGATCATCAATAATTCCGCACAAGGTGAATATGTTTATGATCCATTCGTTGGATCTGGCACGACTCTAATCGCCAGCGAAATGGAAGGGCGACATTGCCTAGCGATTGAACTGGACCCGGCCTATTGCCAAGTGACCATTGAACGCTGGGAGGCATTTTCGGGATTGAAAGCAACGCTTGAAGATGGTGGACAGACGCTAGAGCAGGTCACGCGCGCTCGGCGCGCTGTCCGAGCCAATGGGGGGACCAATGCAGTTACCGATCCACAGCATCCACCGCTACGTTCCGCTCGTCGACGCGCTCGAGTTCGTGCGCCTGGGGTGGTTGCCGTTACCGAGCCTTAATGGAATCCACCACGGCGATTGGTCGGTGCATTGCTGCTGGCCGTGCCAATGTGTGCCGCCCGTGCCCATCGGGACCGATCTGGCTAGGCATTAAGCCTCAGAAATAGGCCGTGGTGGATTTTTTGGCTTCTTGTGGCCCCGTGGTACCAGTTTATCCGCCGACGCGCCCTGTGCCTGCCCTAGGGCTTTTACGGCGGCAGCCTTTTTGGCCTCTCTAGGCTCTTTCCGGTTATTCTGCTGGAATCGCTGTTCGCGCTGAACGCGAAGGGCAGCTTCACGGGGTCCGATCGGTTTTGCCATCATTGCCCCGTCGCGCAGGCATAGTTCGGTGCCGTGCCATTCCAGCCGCAGGTATGATCCCGCTGGCTGGCAAAGGCGAGGATACCGATTACTGTGGCAATCAGCATGGTGCCGAGGAATCTGGTAGTTGCGGTGTTTTTGAGCATGGTGGTTCTCTTATAGTTTGAGTGCTTCGTAGGCGATGGCGGAGGGATCGTCTGTGTCGCCGTTTGAAATCTTCTGCAAAATAACCTGCAGCCGTTCGATCTCGTCAGCGGCCTCGCCCATTAGACCTATTCCCTCTGGCGTGAATCCCTCCACCATTGCTAACCTAGCCTGAATGGCTCCGTCTCTCAGTCTGTGGATGATATCCGCCATTTCTGCCCTTAATCGTTCGTGCGGAGGGAGAAATCAGTCGGGCAATGGCCTTCGACCATTTGATCGCATCGGTCGACCAGCACATTTGCCGCATCACTCATCCACTCGGCCAAAAGCTGAAGGCGCTTGCCAGTCGAGGCCCGCATCCATTCCCGGCGCTGTGGAGTATCAATCTTGATTGCATCGCAATCCTCAATGCCTAGGGCACGCTGTAGCATACGGCAGGCAGCATCCGGCTCGGCTAGGATCGCGGCGGTGAAGATTCGGTTATCGTTGGAAATCGGTGTGTTGGTCATTTGGTGGTTCTCCATGCGGGTTTTCCCGCAAACGGATAATGCGCTTTCCGCAAAGGCAGTCAAGTCGATTTCAACATTTATTTATTAGCTCGGAAACGCCCATAAACCGGCCATAACTGCGACTAGGGCGGTAAACAGGGCTAGGCTTACCAGCGTCGCGGCCTCGTGGGCGATGAAACGGGAGATTGACGGGTTTGGCGCATGTTCGCGGCACATCAGGCCTGATTTAGTGCAGCCGCAGGGCAATTGATCGGGCATATGGTCCTCCTTCGTTGGGAAGGCCATAATCGCCGGCAAAGTTGAATAAATCGTTAATCCGCACCCATTAGCCGGGCCAAGGCTATCTCACGGTCTATACCTACCAGAATAGAAGGGGACGCCACTCGTTCGAGGAATTTTCGGTGCTGCACTAAGGAATCGGCATATTGTCCTAAGATGCAGCAGACTGTTTCCCGGCCTAGCTCAGTCAGGGCGCTATGGGTCGGGGCCGAGACGTTGTGATTGCCCATCGCGTTCGACCAAAATATAAGACCATGACGCTTGAGAACGACTCGGCTTCCCTCCCTCGGACTACTCCGGTCGATCGGATTTGGCCCATTGGCGTGTTCGATCAAAAGGTCGCGTTGCGCAACTTTCAGAATGGCAGCGATCTGTGGGGCTCCGGTCGGCATGGGTTTGGTCCTCTTTTTGATGCCTTCGGTGCATAGTCGGGTTTTCCCGCTTGGAAGTCAAATGGGGATGTGCTATGCCTTCAATTATGACTGACGGGCCAAAGATACTTACCGAAAACGGCCACCGGATTCTCTCTCGTGGTGGAGCGGACGGAGTATCGGACGATGATCTGCTAGTACTGGAAATTCTCAAGCGCGCGCCTGGTATGTCACAGGCGGATTTGCAGACTTGTTTTGTGGAAATCCGCATGGAATATGGAGAAGATGCAGTTAAGGCGATAAAGTCGGGACACGTTAAGTTCGCCAAGAGCAAGCCGCAATGAACACGATTGAATATGTCGAAAAGCTCAGTCTGCAAAACAAATTTCGGCTTGTGGAAATCGCGCATGAAACGAGAGACGAGGAGGTTAAATCGGCTGCATTAAGTATTCTCCGTCAATCTCAGACTGTAATGGTTGTGCCGAAAAGCGCTTTTACTGAGCCGGGCACAATTCAATGGGTTGATCGAAAATAGTTTCGTGGGCAAGGGAAATCCACGTCGGTTATCATGGGGATCGATGGTCACAAACCAAAGGCAGCATGCACAGAGGGCCTTGCCGGCCCGAAAGGGTACATCTACGTCCTCTAATGCTGTCGCGCTCATGAACTGGAATGTCGATGATCATCAAACTTGAGCCCACCGGCCAATTCGAGGTATTCCGTGGTGTGCAGTTTCGGGTATTCGTCGGTGTCACGGATAGCGGGATAAAACTGCAAATGCTTGGCATGTTTAGGATTCCAAACGATAACGACCGCGGCAAGTTTGCATCTGAGATAAGCGCCATTCCAGTTGATAGCATCGGGCATTTACTCGCCACTGAGGGATTGATTACGCCATGACCCGTCAAACAAGAAAATCGCGTCGTGAAACGCAAGAGCATCCGATCCAGACCAAGAAGGGTCGCAAATGGGCGATAGCGGACGTTGAAGCTGCAAAGCGGGTACTCGGCGGCCTCGGTGCGTTGATGGCTACCTGGGCCGAATGCGCTACTGCGTTGGGGATCTCTGAGGCCACGCTATCCCGCATATTCAAACGCTGGCCCGAGGCAAAGGACGCCTACGAGGACGGCAAGAACGGCGGCAAGATCAGTCTGCGTCGGACGCAATTCAAACTGGCCGATCGCAACGCCACGATGGCGATATTCCTTGGCATGAACTATCTCGAACAAAAGGACATGCGGAATTTCAATCACTCCGGCGACGTCAAGCATTCCCACGAGCATACGGTAATCGGCATGATGCTGAAGGAGATCGATGAGGAAGCCCGCGAAATGCCGATGATCGAGCATCAGCCAAATAAGGAGAATGCGGCATGACGATAGTATACGCGGTACTCGGCATCGCCGTTGGCCTAGTGGTGGTTTCCGGCGCATGGCTATGGGCGACAAGTCGGTCGGATTGAGGATTCAGCATGAGCGAAGCCAATATCCACGTCATCGATCTTCCTGCGACCGATATGCAGGTTACGGAGGATTTCGCTATCCGTATTCGTGCTGCGCTCGACGTGCTTTGCGCCTTGGAAAACGAAGTGGTTAAGGCTGGCTTTGCCGTTACCTATCAGGTTGGGTTTAACGGGTTCGGGCAGAAATCGGTTCAGACGCTATCGGTGCTGAAGCGGTTGGCTTGACGTCGCCGCATTCGTTTGGTCTGCTGCCAATGCAAACTCCGTGCAAGGCCTCAGTGGTCGAGGAGGTGCCCATGTGCCGTCGCAGTTAAAAGCTGCGGCTCGATGTTGGAAGCCGAGCAGGCATCAAAACACCGCGATAAACGAAACAGCAATGCCCTGTCGGTTGCCGATGGGGCATTTTTCGTTGTAGGGTGTGCAATCAGGAATCGGAGCGCCTATGATCCCAGAAGTTGGCTCAGAGTGGTACGCCCGCGATGGTCGCGTGATGCGCGTCGATGAAGTGGTTATCCCGGTTCTCCCGCAAGACATGCCGTGGGCCAAGGTGACAGTTCTGAATGCCGGAAAGGGCATGAGAAAGACGACAACAATGAACACAGGAAACTTCGGCACCGATCTAGCATCGGCATTTCTCAGACCTCGCAAAGCATCATAGGAGGCGTCCAATTCCATTCGCATCAAAAAACCAAGCAAAGGCGATGTTTTCGGCCGCTGCCGGCCATTCCACCATCGGTATTCCTAAGTCTGTCGGCACTAAATTCGTGAAAGACTCGGTCGGCATGAAGGTCGGCAAGCTACCGAAATTCAAGAAGCCGAAAATGCCTAAACCTCCCGGCACTCCCGGTGCGCAGCCATTCGGTTCTCTCTCGCCTGGTGGCGTCAATTCCGATATGCCGTCTGCACCACCATTGCCAGGCGATGGAGAAATGATGTGATTACCCCTATTCCAGAAGCTCCCATTCCGGTCAATGAACACAAGCCTCAGCCAAAGCAGCAGCAAGCCGAACACTACAAAAACGTCTCATCTCTGCTGGCCCGCTATGAGACTGAGGCTGCTGACATGATCAGCAATCAGAACGCACCTGCCCAAGCGGTCGGGGAACTGCTACAAGCCATTTCGCTTTTGCGCGCCGAGAAGCAGTTTCATCGGCCATAAGGGAGTGGTGATGAGTGACGGTCGCGCCGCCAATCTAGCCGCTGTCAAGGTTCGCCTCGACAACCCTAACCCGGCAGACGCTGTTCCTATTTCTGTGGATTTCGATCCAGGTGGGACTGGTCTATTCAACGTCTCAGCGGACAAGATCGGCAGATTGTGGGCTTATGATCACGAAGCGCGCGAGTTGCGGATGGTATTTGATCCGCGCGATGCGCCGACTTGAGTGGAAATACCATGAATGCGATTCCATCAGTCCCGTTCGGTTTGGCCCCAGGATTGGGAGATTCTCAACAGGTTCAGCCTAATCAAAATAATGTCCAAGTGGCCGATGCAGGTGGCGCACCCCCTTATCCATTGCAAATAGAAACCATACTGCATGGCCATGCGGCTGGAATACTTTCGCCAGCGCAGGTGCATAGTGCAATGCCTCCCGGTTGGACCGCTAATCTCCGTCGTGGTAGCTATGAGTATGAAGTTACTGCACCTGATGGAACGATCCACTATGTTCCACCATAGGCTGAAAGAATAACCGATGGCATTCAACGTCCGTCTACATTTTTACCGCGGCAACACGCAAATGCGCGATGTGCTGCCGAAGCAGTATTCAGCCGATTCAATCCGGATGCTTGAGGAGCCATACGAGGCCTCGCAAACCCTTGTCAGCAATGCCGGCACGCCGGTCACGAGTTCACCAGATACCACCCATGATCGCGTGACCATGCTTAGGGTTGAAGTCCCTGACGGCCAAAGCATCCGCTACGAGGTGCTTACGCCTGGATCGGCACGGGTGGTTGGCACCAACTCGCCGCGCATGTCGGGAATAGATTACTACCCGTTTTCGCCCGGCTGGACCTTCGCATTCATCGATCAGGCCTCGGCACCGTGAGTTCTAGGATTGTCTTTGCAATCGAGGATCTGGTCCGCGAGATTCACGTGATATCCGGAACCGCTGGCGGTCCCATCACGCTTATTCTGGCACCGACCGATTTCGACAATATCGCGGCCGAAGTGGCAAACCACTACGGCATCCTTCCGGGCAATGGGGAACGGTTTACACTGGCTGGTCTGACGATCATGCGGAGGCAAAATGTTGGAGAACGGGCAGACGGCCGACTTGGAGAAAGTACGCACGACCAAGGCGTACCGGCAGCGTAAGGCCCAATTAGCCAACCGGGAATGGCGGCTCGATAATCTCTATTTCATCCGGAGCGAACAGGGCGAGCGCATTCCGTTCATTCGCAATCCAGCGCAGCAGGCGTTCTTTAGTTCTATGTGGCTACGGAATATAATCCCTAAGGCTCGCAAATTGGGAATGTCTACATTCATAGAATTGCTGATGCTGGATAACTGCATTTTCTCGAGCGGGAAGGTCTGCGGTATTGTCGATCGGTCGCTGGATGATGCGGTCGATAAGCTTGGGATGATCGCCTTTGCCTACGACAACATGCCGGATGAAATCCGCAAAGCTGTGCCTCTAACGCGGCGGGCCGACAAATATCTGGAATGGGCGAACGGATCGAATGTGAGCGTTGGCACCTCCTACCGCGGCGGCACGCCGGCATTTCTACATGTGAGCGAATACGGCAAGATCAGCGTGGACTCGCCGGATTCAGCTACTGAAATCAAGACCGGCGCTATTACCGCCGTTCCCATGACCGGGCAGGTATTTGTCGAAAGCACTTGGCATGGGACTGGTGGTGAGTTTTCTAAAATGACCATGGCTGCCAAGGCGCAACTGGATCGCCATGCGCAGCTTACGCCGCTAGATTTCAAGTTTCATTTTTACGGCTGGTGGATGAAGCCTGAGTATCGGCTGGCGAATAACCTTGTGATCGTCACGCAGGAATTGCGTGAGTATTTCAAGGATTTGGAGGCCAAGTTCGGCGTTAAACTCGATGCCGACCAGATGGCTTGGTATCAGAACCGATACAGCGATCTCGGGCTCGACAAGACTCACGAGGAATTCCCGTCCTCGCCTGAAGAGCTATTCCTGACGTCGAATGAGGGCGCATTCTTCAAGCGGGAGATGTCGAAGGCTCGGCAGGAAGGCCGTATAGGCGGTCTGGTGCCGTTTGACCCCACGAGGCGGGTGAATACGTTCTGGGATATTGGCGAGGACACCACCGCGATCTGGTGGCATCAGTCGGACGGTCTACGGCATCGAGTAATCGACTATTACGAGGAAGAGGGCTGGTCGCTGCAGGGAGCTTGCGCGATGATTGACGATAAGCGGCGAACGCGGAAATTCGTCTATGACAAGCACTACGGGCCACACGATATGGGCAATAAGGACTGGGGCAATTCGGCGCAAACTCGCAAGCAAACGGCCAAGGGACTAGGCGTGGAAATCACCGTAGTGCCGCGGATTGAGAACAAGGACGACGCTATCGAGGCTGCGCGGCGCATGATCAACAATCTGTGGTTTGACCAGGAGCATTGCTCGCTCGGTGTCGAGCGCCTTGAGAACTACCGAAAGAAGTGGAACAAGACGCTAGGCGTCTATACTGCGGAGCCAGAGCATGACGTTTCCTCGCACGGTGCCGACGCTTTGATGTGTGGTGCCTGCGGTTTGGTTCCAGACAAACCGAAGTCCGAATCACGTTCCAGGTTCGAAGAGCATCGGAGAACTTCGCAATGGGCATCCTGAGCGTCCCATGATATACGGTGGCATGACCGAGGCAGACCAATGGGCGTGAAAGCTTTGCGCGATGCATTCGATGCAGCGGCTGACGGTCGCCTCACATGTCAAACGGCATTCCTCGATTACGTCCGCCAAGATGGCACCGAATGGCAAAAGCTTACATTTTCTGGTATCGATTCCGCTGGGGCGGTATTTTCGGCTGAGTCTGCGTTGCTGCCGCCAAAAACTGACCTGACAGAGGCCGCCGGCGATGTAGCCCGCGAACTCATCAAACCGAAGGCTGCGACCCAATGAGATATCTAGGACAAGCGATCGGTGCCGTTGCTCTATTGCTGGCCGTCGCTCTTGGATCTGCACCAACACACGCCGCAATAGTCGTCGCCAGTTGTCCGAATACTTTCGGCTCGCCGCTGCCTACTGGGAAAACCGGACAGGATATTCTCGTCGATATAAATGGAAATCTCTGCGCGGCGATCACGGCTAGCATTTCTGGCTTTACCGCTGCCTCAACCGGCACACCGATAACGGCCACAACTGGCGGTGCGGCGGGAACGTTGCCAACTGGAACGGTCGTCGTCGCAACCAACGTCGGTGCGACCAACGGCGCCTATTGCGCGCTTGGGGCTTCGGCAAATACATCATCTCAATATATCGCACCAAATGGCGGCTGGTTTGCCTTCACGGTCGGCGCGGCGACGCAGCTGACGTGCGCGACCTCGACCAGCACGACAACGGTCAACATGACTGGCGGGGCGGGGCTCCCTACGGGCACTGGCGGTGGCGG